CAACGCGGTCCACCTGCATTTTTAATTATTCTTTATTACTTATTCATTTGGCAAATATTCATTTGCCTACCGCCCTGTCCATTCTCCGGTATTGCAGCGCTTCCATCAGCTCTGCGGCGCCGATCTGTTCCACACCGTTCATGTCGGCAATGGTGCGGGCAACGCGCAGGATGCGGTCATAGGCGCGGGCGCTGTAGCCCATGCGTTCAAACGCACCGCGCAGCAGCTTTTCGGCGGCGGGGGCAAGCGGGCAGTAGCGGCGCAGCATACCGCTGGGCAGCTGGGCGTTGCAGGTAAAGCCAAGGTTCTTGTAGCGCTGGGCCTGAATGGCGCGTACCGCGGCCACCCGCGCACGGATATTGGCGCTCGGTTCGCCGCCGGTTTTGGCGGCAAGGGCGTCGTACTCCACGGGGCGGGCCTCCACATGCAGGTCAATGCGGTCCAACAGCGGGCCGGAAATCCGCTGCCGGTAGCGCTCGATCGCACTGGGCGTGCAGCTGCATTCCCGCACGCCGGAACCATAATACCCGCACTTGCAGGGGTTCATGGCGGCAACCAGCATAAAACGGCAGGGGTAGGTGGCGGTGCCGTGTACCCGGCTCACGGAGATGCACCCGTCCTCGATTGGTTGGCGCAGCACCTCCAGCGCTTCGCGGCTGAACTCTGGCAGCTCGTCCAAAAACAGTACGCCGTTGTGGGCCAGGCTGACCTCGCCGGGGCGGGGCACTGTGCCGCCGCCCGCAATGGCGGCGGCGCTGACACTGTGGTGGGGGCTGCGGAACGGTCGCTGCTGCAATAATCCGGTCCCGGCCTGCACCAGCCCGGCAACGGAATAAATCGCGGTGGTTTCCAGCGCTTCCTCATAACTGAGCGGCGGCAGGATGCCCGGCAGGCGCTTGGCCAGCATGCTTTTGCCGGTGCCCGGCGGCACAGTACACTAATACAATGCTAGGGCAAAAAAATAACGTCAAGGTCGTAGTGGCCGTACCGCCCGTCTTTTACCACAATATGGTCTATAACAGACGCCCAGAGCGTGTGGCGCTCCTGCGGCGACAGCGTGGCGTATATGCTGCGGAAATCCCCGGCCAGGAGCTGCCGCAGCGGCTCCAGATCGCGCCCGGCGCTCTGTGCAGCGCGCGCAGCCTCTGCTGCGTCCTGCTGCTGGATCAGAGCACGGTATTTTTCATCATACGCCGCGCGGTCAATAACGCCGTCCACATACAAGTCTTGCAGCCGGGACAGTTTGCGCTGGATCGCGCCCACATCCACAACAGCCTGTCGGCGCTGCGCCTCCTGTACATCAAACTGCGCCACATAGGCGTCCAGCTGCGGCTGGATATGATCCAGGAGCCAGCCCTCCAGGCGCGGCTCCCAGGGCGTCGTTTTCCAGGAGCAGCGCCTTTCGATCCAGTGCTGCGTACAGCGATACCGCAGATACAGTCGATTCCATTTGTAATCGAACTGGGGGAACGCTTTCAAGGTGCAGCCGCAGACAGGGCAGCGCAAAAGACCCGTAAACACATAACTATACTTGCTTTGCCGCGTGTGGCCGGAGGCCTGCCTTGCCAAGATTTCTTGAACGCGCTGGAACTGATCCGGGGAGATAATGGCCGGGCAATAATTTTTATTATCACGGTACTGGCCGCAGTACAAACCGTTCCGCAGCATCCGGCCTATCGTAGCACGGGGCAGATCAACGCCGTACTGATCGCGCAGCCAAACCTGCGTACTGCGTGTGCTGTGCGCCGCCTCATAGTGATCGAAGAACGCCCGCACGATTACGGCCTGATCCTCCACGATCTGCACGCGGTGGTCGCGCACCTCCAGCCCATACGGCAGGGATTTGGAGCCGAAGATCGCGCCGCCGTTCTTTACCCGCTCCGAAAATACAAACTTTATTCTGTCCGCCGTCCTGTCGCTCTCGTCCTGGGCGACGGACAGGCGGATATTTAAGTTTAATCGCCCGTTAGTCGTGCTTGTGTCGTAGTCCTCCAAAATCGCTTTCCAGTTCGTCCCGGCAGCGTCCAGCACATCCTGCACGCGGTAATACTCCCGTACACTGCGGAACCACCTGTCCAACTTTATAAACAGCACATAGTCAACGCCGCCAGCCTTTACGGCCTCCAGCACGCGCAACAGGCCGGGGCGGCGCTGTATTTCTTTTCGCGCGCTCACGCCGTCGTCGCTGTACTCCGCCACGATCTGGCACTGGAATGTGTCGCAGAACTCCCGCAGCGCCTCACGCTGCGCACCAAGACTGTAGCCGTGCCGGGCCTGTTCGTCCGTGGACACACGTATGTATAAAATAACTCTTGCGCGATACCACGCATAATTTTGTGGTTTTCCGTACAACATAATAAAAACACCCCGCGAAATTGTATAAAGGTACTATGCCGCGCGGCGTTTTTGTGCTATACTTTGTGCTGTGAGGGCGTAAAGTATGGCAGTTTTTGCCGTGCAGCGCGTTCTTTGGCCGTTCCCGTGCGCCAACACGGGGGCGGCCTTTTGTGTTTAAGAGAGGGGCAATGCTTGCGCATATTTGTGTGGGAGGCCCGCCAGCGGGCAAGACTGACGCTCCAGCAGCTGGAGCAGCGAACCGGGATAAGCCGCAGCACCTTAAACCGTATTGAAAACGGCCAGACCGTGCCGCGCCTGGATCAGCTGGAGGCCATAGCAGCCGCGACAGATACGCGGATCACGGCCTTGTTTGACAGTCCTTTTAAGTGAGTATGCACCCGGCGTGCAGAAAAATCAAGCCGCGCCGGGGCTATTTCTCAATATTGAGAAATGACCGCCCAAACCATTGCGCCACCGCTCCACCCGGCGTATAGTCGAATAAAGGAGGCGACGGCGAAATGAACAGGGCGCAATACTGGCAAGCAATAAAAGCGCTGTTGCACGACGCAGACCTGGGAATACTGCGGCGTGTGTATAATTTCGTGCAGCAGATCACCCTACATTAAACCATTTTCGGCAAGCCACGAAAAAGGTTAAAAAAGGCGGCGGCCTTTACTGGTCGCCGTCCTTTTCTTTCTTTTCACGCTCACCCAGGCCAAGCGCGTAACCGTACATAAAGGCGGCGTTGTCTTTGCCCAGGCCGCCCTCCATGCGCTGGATCGCTGCGTCGTCCATGTAGCGCTCCATAATTTCGGCAGGAATGGCCCCGGCCAGAAACTTGTCGATCAAGTCCCGCAGCTTTACCCAGTCCTCCTCCGAGAACTGCGCGAAACCCTTAAAAATGGACTTTGCAAGCGCGTTGTCGCCTTGCATTATGCTGTCAACGATCCCGCCCAGCGCGTCGTCCGTATTCACGAACATTTCACCCTGGCCCGTGGTGAGCCAGCCATAATCGACATTGAACTCTTTGCAGATTGCCAGTTTCATGCGCTCGGTGATGGCCCGCGTCCCGGCCTCAATGTTTGAAATCGCGCTACCTGTAACACTAAGCCGAGCGCCAAACTCCACCTGGCTAAGATGAGCAGACTTGCGAACAAATTTGACCCGTTCGGGGATATTATCCATATATGAAAACCTCCTTCAACATGATAATAACATGAAAACTTCACAGAGTCAAGATTGACAGAGAAAATATTTTGAAATAGAATTTATACAGAGTTAAGGAGGCCGCGACGATGAACAGACCACCAGAACCAAGCTACACCGCACCGACGCCGAACCGCAAGGAAACGCGCCGCCGCCAGGCCGACCTGTACAACTACAACATGGAGACGGAGGGCGCACGCATCCATGTTGAGGTATGGCTGCATGAGGAAATCACCCCGCCGCAGTCTGCCGAGATTTTCCTTGCAATGGAAGAATTACGCCGGGCAGTATGGCGCGCCACAAAAGAGGCCCGGCGGATCACCGAGGCAGCCCAGCAGCCGCCGCAGATATAGGAGGCCAGCGTGGAGAAAAGAAAAACAACCCAATGCACCGAGCGCGGCCAACATAAGCGCTGCGCCCACCTCTGCCGGGGCGAGGCCCCGTGCTGGCGCAACTATGTATGCGACCCGGCAAAAAATAAAGATTGCACAGGCATACCCGGCGGGCGCTGCATGATCTGGTGCTACAACACACTGGACAAAGACAAGGCGCTGATCCCGAAAAGCTGCTGCAAGTACGGCCCGGCGCGCCGGATCGCTGGCTACTGCCGCCCGCTGCTTTTCCTTTACCTCAAAACCCTGCAATGGCGTGGCATTGTGCCACGCGCTGCACCCGGCACGGTGCGCGCGGCGCTGAAAGACAAGCTGCACGAGACGATGGCAACGCCGCGCTATTACATAAGAAAATGGCGCGGCCAAGTATGACCGCGCCAGTAATGGCTTACACTTTGTAAGCCTCCCCGGCGGCTGTAAGGACTACGCCCTCTATGCCGTCGTCGCTGCCCATGATTTCAGAAGAAAGCCCGGCTTTCTTCAATTCATCGGCAGCGCGGATCAAGGCAGGAACAGACAAGCCTAAATCATTTATGTTGTTCCCGCCGCTTTGGCTCCAGCGTAACAGCTGGGCCGCTGCTTTAGATAAGCTCATAGCATTTTCACCTCCTTTCGCGCTGGCCGGGGCGTTTGCTCCGCCCTGGCCATGTTTTAGACATTCTCAACTGCATATATTTCTCCTTTTTCTCTCCGGGAACCCCAGGCGCTGCAACGCCTGGGGTTTTCTTTTTTTTGCAGGATAACTCGTGCAGAAATAGCTGTCAACGGGGCCTATAAGGCTGCAATTTTGACTAAGTTAAACAAAAACGAAACTAAGACATTGTGCATAAAGTCAAAAATTACACTGAGTTAAGAAAACACGTTGACAAACTACACTAAGCAGAATATAATATTCACAGAGTTAAGGCTCACGAAAACAAAATAAAATTTTCAAGGCCCCGCGACGGGGAGCAAAGGAGAACAAAATGAAAACGCTTGAAACGAAACAGGAGATCGCGATTGCGATCAATATGCACGAGATGCCAGTTGTTCGGATTGACCTTGCAGACGCCGACGAGTACGGCATCAAGTCGCAAAAGGTGCTGATCGACAACGGGAAATTCAGACGCTTGAATCCCACTGACCCGGATATGCCTTATCTGGTGCGGGCCGAGATCAGGGCTTTTATTGATGAAAAGAAATTCACGTTCGCATCGTATGGCTGCTGCTTGTCCAACACGTTCGGCTACCACGATATGGAGGAACTGCTGGACTACGCAAATGCACCGATCATCAAGCGGGATTCCGATGTGGTGCTGGCAATCGTGGACAGCCGCCGGAAGGTCGCATACAAGCCGATCATCCTACACACAAGGAACCGCGTTGACCCGAACTGTCAAGTCCCGCTCGGATTCACCGACGAGGACAACGACGCAACCGAGTACATCCGGGCCGCCGGATGCCGTGAATGGAAATATTGAGGAGAACACCATGAAAAACATTGAAGTAACCTACGACACGCTGATCTGCGAGAACGGAACCTATGAACAGGGCGAAGCCGCCTTTATTCTGCCCATGACAGACGAGCTGGCCGCCGAATATCTGGCAGGACGCGCCACGGATCGCGGCGCGGTCAATCTGGTGGAAACCGCGCTGGAGGCCGTCGAAGTTATGCGGGGCCGAGTATATGTGCGCGGCAGTATCAAAGCCTACCGCGAAGCCAAGTAAACCACCCACCCCGGCGGGCCAGCTGCCCGCCGCCTGTCTGGGGCTGATCCGCCCCGCCGATGATGGCCCAGGGAGGGCCGAAACAGGCCCCGCGCGACGGGGAGGAAGGAAAGAAAAATGACGGTTTTTCAAGAATTGACAAAAGGGATGAAGTTCAGCGAACCCACGGAGGACATCAAAAAGAACATGGTAAAAGTCTTTGAAAAGAATTTCAGATGCCCGCCATGGAATGACGTGTACGATGACGGGTGCAGGGAGTTCACCGGCTGCGAAAGCTGCTGGTTTGGGTACATAAACAGTGAAGTAGAATAAAGGCTGCAAAAGCGAGAGCCGGACGCGATCCGGGGGAAAAGGAGCCGAAAATGACTATTGCAACACTTGAAAAAATTCACGAACTGCTGAAAAAGGAAGTTAAAACCCGCAACAATGCGCTGGAACTCACCAGAAAAGTATATAACGAAAGACAGGACGACCTAAAGGCAATCGCCGCCGCAACGGACGATATGAGCGTGGCCGCAGCAAAATGGGCCGTAGCGGCAGCACAGGCGGCATACGATGAAGCACGGCGGCAAAACTATGACGCCGACGCCGCCCTCCGCGATTTTGAAAAACAGGAATTTTAAGGAGGCCGCACCATGAAATTCTATTTTGACGGCGAGCTGATCCGCACATCCAAGACTCACCGCTACACGCACGCTGTCGTGCTGCCGACAAAGCCGGGGGCCACAAACAAGTGGGACGCGGTAGGCTGCCGCGCCTCACTGAAAAGCGCCCAGGCGCTGCTGGCACAGGAACGCCGCCGCATTGCCAAGTACAACCAGAAAACAGCCGACGCCCTGCGCGTGGTAGAGCTGGAGGCCCGCCCGTGATGGCCCCAGACCCGGAGGGGCTAGACTGGCGACAGGACGAATACGACGGAATCCCGCCGCGATACATGGCCGTAACTGCGGACGAGTACGAGCTGCCAGTGGCGGTGTTCGACAATATCCAAGATTTGAGCAGATGGGCACAAACAAGCACCGCCACGGCACACGACGCCGTTACACGCCAGACAGTAAGAAAGAAAGGCCCGGCGGCTGGCTGCCGATTTATCCGGCTGCCGAACGACATTGACTGGAGGAAAATATGAACGAAAAGCAGAAACTGATCCGCGAAACCACGCAGAAATTTGAGGCCCTGCGCCCCGATATGCAGCAGTTTGTCCTAGGCTATCTGGTAGCCCGGCAGAACACACAGGCCGCAAAGCGATAACGCACAAACCCCGGCGGGCCAGTAACCCGCCGCCTGTCTGGGGCTGATCCGCCCCGCTGACGATGGCCCAGGGAGAGCCGAAACAGGGAGAAAAACATGGAAGAATACGAAAAGATAGTGGCCGAGGCCCAGGAACTGGCCGCGGAGAACCAGCGCAAAATTGACATACTGCTGGCAGACATGACACGGCAGGAGCTGCGCAACACCAGCACGGACGCCGCAGCGCTGGCAAGAATGGAGCGCGACCTGATAGGCCTTGTGAACGGCTCCAGAATCAAGCGGGCCAGAGATCGCGGCATACTGCGCACTGCTGCCGTAATGCTGCACAAGGTACGCCGCCAGCTGCTGGACGACGCAGACCGCGCCGCGCTCTGTGAGCGCTGCATGAACCCGTACACGATCAAGAACCAGGACGAGCTGGACGACGTGTGCGCCCAGTGCCCGCTGGAAAAGACGGCCAGCTAATATGCCAGCGCGTGACAGCTACATGGACGGCGGCAAGCCCGCCCGGTCTGCCGTCCCGCAGCAGATGGACATACCGGGCTATGGCGGGCGGTACTACATCCGCATAGACGGCACAGTCTGGCGGAGACGGAAAAGCAAAGACACGCGGATGCGCGGCGTGAGGCGCGGCAGAAACCGGGAGTACAAGCTCACCACGCCGGAGGGCCGCACGATCTGCAAGACCGCGTCCTCGATCATGCGCGAAACCTATTTCCGAGGGCTGCCGCAGAATATGCGGCTAGTGCATAAGGACGGGCTGGAAAGCAACTGGGCCTACTGGAACCTGCAACCGATGACACTAAGCGAGATGGGCAAGAAACACAACCGCGGCATAGATGCCCGCTGTGTGCTGAAAATTGACCCGGCAACAGGCGAGGTCGTGCAGATTTTCCAGAGCGCGCGCGAGGCCGGGCGGGCTGCGTTTTGCTGCGGCCAAACGATTGCGGACGCTTGCAACCGACGCAGCAAGAAACGCCCAGGCATAGCGCCGGACGGCTACCGCTACTGCTGGGAGAAAGGAGAAACGAGCGAATGAAAAGACAACTGCGCGCCCTGCTGGCGCTGCTGGCCGTGTTGGCAGCAGACGCGGCGTTCTGGGCGCTGATCTGGTGGGTAGTGCAGCAGCTGCGCAGCCTGGTTTGTCTGCTGTTTGTTATGTGTGCCGCCGTCTGGCTGGCGTAACGAATTTTGGGAGGATATGGAAAAATGACGAACGAAGAATACAAAAAGATCACAGAACTGGAATACAAGGCCAAGCAATGCCGCGCGGCAGGAATCGACCCAGAAATAGACGATGGCACGGCCTGGGCCATGACGCACACGCGGGAGTGCCGAATGGTGACGGACGGCCAGCGCTTTTGGGAACAGCCGCGCCTGATCCTGGAGTTTGATGTATTCCAGGGCGGCGTCGTGACTATGCGCTGCTACCTCCGCAACATCCCGAAACTGCCGCGTGCTGTAATCGAAAAGACGCACGCAAGCGTCGCAGGTGACGATCTGCTGTATATGTTCCCGATCTATGAAACAGTGATCTTTGACCACACCCACCGCGACGACAAGGGCCGCACATGGCGGGATGTGATCCGGGGCGACTACCGCGAATACGCACGGGAACGGGAGGAGGCGGCGGCAAAATGACGAACTTTGCACAGTGTTTGCACGCTCCGGCAATCCAGCAGGAACAGCCCGCCACGTTCGCGGTGCTTTTTTACGTAATCACCCACGGCGCGAAGAATGACAAGACCATGCCCGGCTATATGCTGGAGAACGGCGTGGAGCTGGCGGACTGGCTCACGATCACAGCAGACGGCCAGCGCCTTTATCTGGCTATCGACGACTATCTGGGCATGATCCGGGGCCAGCGCACGGACTGCCGGGCCTATGCAGCCGTAGGCGAAAGCCCGGAATATTTCAAGCTGGCCAACGTGATCGCATGGGGAGAGCCGGACGAACACCACGCGCAGCCCATGCAGCTGCACACGCTGCACACGGGCCGCACACCAACCGAACTACCCAGCGGCGCTACACCCTGCCGAGACAGCGGCGGCAATATGGCGGGCTGGTATGACAAAAACGAAAGGAGCAACGAATGAACAAGCGCGAAATCGTGCAAGCCGCGGTGCGGGACTTTTCCCGCCTGTCCTACGAGGCGCAGCAGTTTGTCCTGGGCTACATGGTAGCCCGCGCCAACTGTACCGCCAACGCCACCACCCCGGCAGATCAGCCGGAACAGAAAAAGCCCGCATAAAGCGGGCGGAGGTTTGAACCATGCAAGGCTTAAATGTTGAAAAGCTCTATAAAACCCTGGCGCACATCCTGGCAGACCGTGAGGGCTGCCGCGTGTCCGTTGACGTGCAGCCGATCCAGGCCGCGCGCAGTGCATGAGGCCGTACTGGCAGCGGAACCAGGACAGCAAAGCCTGGCTTCGCCGCTGGGAGGAAAAGCGCCGCCGCGCCTTTGACGGCGGCCAGATCGACCACAGCAAGGACAAGAGCGCACCATGGAGCCACCCGGCACACTATGGCTACCTTGTGCCGCTGACAGGCGCAGCCCTGGAAGCGTACAAGGGCTGGAAAATCCGCACGGGCAACACGGAAACCTCCGACGCCGTGCGCTGGGCCTTTGAGGACTGGTACATAGGAATTTGCCGGGATGAACTCAAAAAGACGGCGGCCCGCGCAAAGGCCGCCGACGGCTACATGGACAATCTGAAAAAGAACAAAAAACGGGCCAGTGTCTAAAGGCTTGACAACCGACACTGGCCCAACATCATAAGGGCGGACGCAACGCTGGAACGCTGCGGCCTACTAAAAATATAACACGGTAGCGCCGCCACGTCAACCGCGAAAGCAGGGGCCGAAAGGCCCCTATAACGCCCTTGTGATAGGTACTAATGTTTCGACGAAAGGCAACTATCACAATATGGCAAAAAAGGCAGCACGGCCCCGGCTGGGGGCTGGGGGCGCAGCGCCCCAGAATAGCAGACAAGCCGCCCGGCAGAACCTGGCCGCAGCCACAACGGAAAAGGGCGGCGCGGCAGAGCAGAACCTCACCACCGCCAAGGGCTTGCTCCCTATCCAGCCAAAGAAACAGAAAAGCCGCCGCCCCTCTGCCGGGAAGTGGCAGCCCTACGACTACGAGAGCGCTTACGAGCTGCCCCTGGATCAGCTGACAGAGCAGCAAGTCCAGGAAATGATAGACCGGGAGCGCCGTGTAGTATATGCCACCAAGACCGTAAAGCACGGCCACCAGTTTGACGTGGAGATATTCCCGGACTTTACCCACCTGCCCGGCAATCTGCCGAGAGATCGCAGCAACCGAGAGGCACAGCGCAATTTGAACGACAGAAACAGCCGCAAAGAGTGCGAGCGCCGGATCAATGAGAATTTCGGCCCGGACGACTACTGGGTAACGCTTACGTGCCTACCAAGAGAAGAACCGCAGACAATGGAGGACGCCATCCGCCTATTCCAGAACTACATCAAGCGCATAAACTACCGCCGGAAAAAACGCGGCCTGGAGCCAGCGCGCTACGTCTACGTCACAGACTGGACAAAGAACGGACGCCGCGTCCGCACCCACTATCACCTGGTATTGGACGGCGGGCTGCCTATGGATGAAGTTATAGAGCTTTGGGGCCTGGGCAGAAAAAACACTGTTGAATACCTCACCCTGGACGAGCGCGGCCTCTCCGGCCTGGCCTACTACATCACAAAACCGCACGCCAGCGACACCGAGGACATAAAACACAAGAAGCGCTGGACGGCCTCCAAAAATCTGCGCCGCCCGGTGGAACACAAAAACCATCAAGCCTTTGGCCGCCGCAAGGTCGAGGCCCTGGCGAAAGCCCCGGCGGATATGTTCGCCACGATGGAAAAGAAATACCCGCTTTATTGGTGCGAGGCCGCAGAGGCCCGCCACAATGGTATAAACGGCTATTTCTACCTCCGCGCCGTGCTGCGCGAACGCTGCCAGCCGGGCGACCTGGTGACGATCACGGGCAAGCCGGAATTGCTGGAGCGGCTGCCGGAGGTCGTCCAGCGCAAGCTGGCGAAATACCGCCGTTTCGCCGTCGTGTCCGTGGACTACACCGCGCCCGGCTGGGAAACTGCCGTATTACAGCCGATAGGAACAAAGGACAGGATAGCGTGTCCGGCCCGCGCCTGTATTGTGAACTAAACAGAGATTTTTACACTCAAAAAAGCGGAAAAATGAGCCGAAAGGAGCCGAAAACAAACAATGCGCCAGCAATGCGAGAAACGAACGGAGGACGGAGAACAGGAGGTCGTGATCCAGTGGGCCGCGTTTATGTCTCCCGCCCACCCAGAACTGCTGAACCTCTACCACGTCCCCAACGAGGGCAAGCGCAGCAAGGCAGAGGCAGCCCGCCAGCAACGCCTGGGACTGCGGCCAGGCGTCCCCGATCTGATCCTGGACAGCCCGAAAGGCATATACCACGGCCTCCGCGTCGAAATGAAAGTAAAGCCGAACAAAACCACCGCAGCCCAGGAGAAATGGCTGGAACGGCTGGCCCGCGCGGGCTATTTCGTGGCCGTCTGCTACTCTGCCCAGGAGGCAATCGAAACCATAGACGACTACATAAAGCTGCGCCCCGGCCAAACCCACCCGAAAGAGCAAAGGAGGACAGAAACGTGAAAATTATTGCAATCATGGCCCAGAAAGGCGGCACGGGCAAAACCACCACGGCCACCACGCTTGCTTATGACCTGGCCCAGCTGGACGGCCCGGTGCTGCTGATCGACGCCGACCAACAGGGCAACGCCTCCCAGATCATGGGAGCATACGACCCCACCGCCTGGGGCGTGGAGAAGCTGCTGGAGCCGGGCACCGACGCCGCCAGCGTGGACGACCTCAAACAGACCCGCGAATGGCAGCCAAAGAAAAAGGCCCCGGCGGTGCGTGTGGACGTTGTGGCCGCCTCTGCGGCCCTCATGGACGCAAACATGGACGTGGCCGCGGACACTGTAAACGACCAGGTACACCGCCTCCAGGAGCGCCTGGCCGCCGTCTCCGACGCCTACAAGTACGCCGTCATAGATTGCGGCCTCCTGCTGGATATGGCCGTATTAAACGCCCTGGTAGCGGCAGACCTCTGGATCGTCCCCGTTAAGCCCGGCGGGTTTGAGGTGGACGGCCTCCTGCGCGTCCATGAACAGCTGGAGGAACTGCGGCAGCTAAACGACGGCCTGGAACTATGGGTGCTGCCCGTTATGTTTGGCAAGAGTAACGCCCACAAGGCCGTCATGGCGCATTTACGCACACTGGGCCACCGCGTCACGCTGGCGACGATCCGCCGCTCTGTAATTGCGGAATCCTACACGGCGGCGGCCCTGCCGCTGCCTGTATACAGCCCGCGCTGCGGCGTGGCAAAAGACTACGAGGCCCTGGCCTATGAGGTCATGGCCTGGAACGATGAAAGCGAGGTTAAAGCATGACAGGGCGCAGCATTTTGGACGGGCTGAACACCGCCAGCAAGGCGGGCGTAAAGGCTACCCCGTCCGCACGTTTCCGCACGAAAGAAATTGACATTGACAATATCTACCGCAACGAATTGAACCAGTACAGCCTGGACGACGTGGACAACCTGGCGCGGGCTATTCTGGTAGCGGGCCGCCTCTACCACAACCTGGTCGTGGTCTATGACCCAGACCAGGCCGCACAGAGGGACTACAGGCTGGTATCTGGTGAGCGCCGCCTCCTGGCCCTCCACAAGCTGGTGGACGCGGGCCACCCGGAGTATAAAACCGTCACCTGTCAAGTGATCCCGAAAGGCAGCCAAGCGGAGGAACGCCTGGCCGTGATCCTGGCGAACACACAGCGGAACAAAACAGCAGCGGATCGCGTCCAGGAGTACGAGAACCTAAAACAAGCGCTGGAGGAAATGAGAGCCGCCGGGGTCGATTTTTACGGGCGCGATCTGACCGAGGGAAAGCTCCGCGACCACATGGCCGCGATCATGGACGAGGCCGACGGAACGCTGGCAGCCCTGGAGAAGATAAGCAACAGCCTAACCCCGGAACTGCGCCAGCTCATGGAGGACGGCAAGCTGAACTTTACAACCGCCACCGCTGCGGCGGCCCTCTCCCTGGACGCCCAGGCCCAGCTGGCGCAGCAGAACGCCGCCAAGGGCGAGGACAAGCCGATCACAAAGCAGGACGTGGCAAAGGCCCGCACCACGTCCGCCCGCGAATACCTCCGCTCGGAGTACGCCGCCCGCCCCTGTGAGTGCGACAACAGCCACAACTGCGACAACGTGGACAACCTGGTGAGCTTTTACCGCGACGGCGCGACGTCCGGCTGCGCTGGCTGCTGCGCCTGGTGCAAGGAGCGTGTCACCTGCCCGAAATGCTGCGCAGAGGTAGCGGCGGGCAGCCAGAGCGACGCAGACACGCCGCCGAAAGGCGCGCCGGATGAAATCCAACCGCCTACAAGCCAGACCGCAGAAAGCGCCGCAGAGGACGCGACAGCGGCTGCTGCACCCTTTGCCGACGACGCCCACCCGGAACACGCCGCGACCATGTGCTACTCCTGCCTCCACTGGGACGAGTGCAGCGAGAAATCCGACAGGGTGCTGTCCTGTGACAAATACGAGAACCCCGCCGAAAAGCGCACGCCACTGGCCCCGGCGGGCGAGGTCACGACCACGCAGGCCGACGCCGCCCACACGCTGCGCACCGACGAGGAACTGGTAAACGTCTTATACGCTGCCCTGGGAACGCTGGAATACCAGGGCCAGATCAACGAACTGGAGGCCCGACGGCTCCACTCCCTGCTGACGGCAATGCACCGCCGCTGGATTAACACGGGCTGCTGGAAACCCTACGGCGCAGCAGAGGAACAGGATGAAAAGGAAAGGAGAAAAAGCCAAGATGTCAATAGTTGACATTCACGCCCCGGCGGGCGACGGCTACGGCGTGATTTACGCCGACCCGCCCTGGAGCTACCGCCAGCAGGGCAACGGCGCAGCGGCGCGCCACTATCCCACCATGACGCCGGACGAAATAAAGGCCCTGCCCGTCCAGACCCTGGCCGCCAAAGATTGCGCCCTCTTGATGTGGGCCACGTTCCCGAACCTCCAGCAAGCCCTGGACACGATCCGCGCCTGGGGCTTTGAATACAAAACCCTGGCATTTTGCTGGATAAAGAAAAATAAGAGATCGGGGGGGGATTTTTGGGGTTTAGGCAGCTACACCCGCCAAAACGCGGAGGTTTGCCTCCTGGCCGTCAAAGGCCACCCGCGCGTAGTAAGCCACAGCGTACACAGTGTTATACAATCCCCGATCCGGCAACACAGCCAGAAACCGCCAGAGGCGCGGGACAGGATCGTGCAGCTATTTGGCGATCAGCGTCGCCTGGAGCTGTTCGCGCGCGAATCAACGCCGGGCTGGGACGCCTGGGGAAACGAGGTGCAAGACCATGACACAACCCTGTTATAAATGCCCGGATCGCTGCCAGAACTGCCACGCCAGCTGCGGAAAATACGCCGCTTTCCGCGCAGAGCTTGACAAGCGGCGCGAATATAACAAGCAATTCCAGCCCATAGACCCCATGCCCTACTCCCACGAAATGGAGAAGAAAAACCGCCACAGAAAGTACAAAGGGGGCAACCAATGAACAAACCCACGAATGAGTATATAATGGCTATAAAACCAGAATGGGTGGCGCTGATTGAGAGCAAGGAGAAAACGCTGGAGATCAGACGCACCGCGCCGTACATTTCCCCGCCCGTGTCAGAAAACAACCCCATAGACGTATGGGTGTACGAGACGAAAAGCAACGGCGGGCGCGGCCAGGTCGTGGGCCGGTTCCTATGCTGCAATATCCGCACCTTTGACGCACACCGCGACGATCTGCTGCTGCGGCGCGCCGCCCGTGTCCCGTGGGAAAAGCTCAAAGAATACCAGGGCGACAACACGCACCTGTACGCCTGGGACATTACCTACTACAAAAAGCTGGCCGTCCCGCTGCCGCTGTCCGCTCTGGGCTGCCAGTTCGCGCCGCAATCGTGGTGCAAGCGCAAAAAGGAGAAAAGAGCATGAAAAACCGCTATTTTTACGGAACGATCCGCCCGGAACGCGCCACGAATGAGTGGCAGCGAAAAAACGCATTACCCGAAAGATACGCCACAGCAACCCCGGCGGAACAAGCCCGGATGCGCGAATACTACGCCGTCTCTGACGACGAGTGCGAGGAAATGAGGAAAATTTACGCAACTTTTCCGCAGCACCTTGTTTTCATGCGTTCGGGAGTACATCAAGACGAGTATGTACTGGTGGGCTGGAAGAAAGAACAGGACGAGGGCGTGCGAGAGGCAATCTGGCTGCTGGAACAGCTGGGCGGAGCATACGAGGGCTACCGCGAGAAGTTCCTGGAGGACTGGGCAAAAGAGCAGTACGACCCCTGGGGGTGCTGGTACATCCCGGAGTGCATAATGGACATTGAGGGAGAGTACCACCCGGACGACGCGAAAGAACAGGAGGGCCACGACCATGAAGAAAGTAATCGCGCTTGACTTTGACGGCACGCTCTGCAAAAACGCCTGGCCGGGAATCGGAGACCCAAAGTGGGCCGTGATCCGCGCAGCACAGGAAGAACAGCGACAGGGCGCGCTGCTGATCCTATGGACGACCAGAGAAGGGCCGGAGCTTGAACAGGCTTTAGCCTGGTGCGAATATGCGGGCCTCCGGCTGGACGGCGTGAACACATCCGCACAGTGCTGGAAAGACGCATACCAAAACGACCCGCGCAAGATCGGGGCCACGGAATACTGGGACGACAAAGCGGTAGACGTGGCGACCATTGAAACGCGGCAAATGCTAAAAGAGGAAACACGCCGCCGCCAGGCAGCCTGGAGCACGGCAAAGAGAGCCTACCAGGCCGCCCGCTGGCCCTGGCAGCGCTGGCGGCTTAAAAGAGAGGCCCAGCGCGCGTGCTGCGACTACCTGGACGCCTACATAGCCCAGCGCAATGCAGAGGCGCACAAGCTCTGCGAGGCCACCCGCGCGGCCTATGAGAAAGCCTACGCCAAAAGGAGCGCCGAATGATCGAAGCAAACACAATTAACAACATGGATTGTTTGGACGGCCTGGCACAAATGCCGTCCGGCTGCGCAAAGCTCATTGTAGCCGACCCGCCCTATTTTATGGGTTTAACCCACAACGGACAGCACGGCCAATTTAATGACCTGGCCGTGGCTAAGCCGTTCTACAGGCAGCTGGCCCAGCAGCTGCGCCGAATCCTCAACGATCACGGCGAATTTTATATTTTTATGGACTGGCGCGGCTGCGCGTTCTACTATCCGATTTTTGCCGAATACCTGCCCGTGAAAAATATGATCGTCTGGGACAAAATGAGCGGCCCCGGAAATTTCTACAATAGCAGCCACGAGTTTATCCTCTACGGCTGCATAGACCCGCAGACAAAAAAACACGCCCGCAACGTCTGGACGGAGCGCGGGTTTACGTCCGGCAGCATCCAGACAGACGGCGAGAAAATCCACCCGTCCCAGAAACCCATAGCGCTGATCCAGCGCATTATCACGGACGCCAGCGTGCCGGGCGATCTTGTGGTAGACCCGTTCGCGGGCAGCTGCACAACCGCCGTGGCCTGTATCAGAACGGGCCGCCGCTATGTGTGCTTTGAAATAGCCGAAACATACGCAGCACAGGGCCAGGCCCGCGTGGATAAACTGCTGGAAGAACGCCGGGCAAGAATCGCAAAATAAGGAGCCGCCAGCGGCTGAAAGGGCAGAGCATGGAGACATACACAGAGAAAGCTATAAAAGCCATTGCAACGGGCAACGCCCCGGCGGAACAGGCAGCCCTGGAGGCAGTGATCGCGGAGGCCGTGAAAAAGGCAATAAAAGAGGCGCGCCGACGGGATCAACAGCAAGCGCTCCACAATACCGCGCTACTTATGGAGAACTACCGCGCCCTAAAAGGCTACGAGGGCCGCGCCGTAGACAGCGCCGACGCTGCCAGGCTCCAAGGCGCAGAAATCCAGGGCGAGGCGTGGCTCCGCTCCATCCGCAAGAATAAGGCCCGCACCGCTGTTATGCTGGCCCACCTGGACGCCGCCCTGGACGAACTGGAAAAAGAAACCCGCCAAAAGGGCCGCGCCTATATGTTCGACGCCTACCGCGCCCGCTACATGGAGGGCTTGACAGCCGAGGAAGTGGCCGAAAAGCTCAACGCCGGGAAGAACAGCCCGGCCCGCTGGTGCAAACAATTAAACGAACGCCTGGCCGTCCTCCTGTTTGGAGTGGACGGCCTCCGCCGCTGGTAAAGGAGGATCACATGAAAGCCTACCACAAAAAGGATTTACACCGCAGCAAAGACCCGGACAGAATGACACAGGCCGTGGCCGTCGTGGCCGCCTACCAGGCAATCGAAGAAACAGCCGGGACAAACGCCAGGCTGAAAGCCCAGGCAATCACCGACACGGGCGCAATCTTGTACGCCCTTGTGCCCGTCCACATCGGCCAGCAATGCGTCGAGAAATGGCACACCCTCCAGCAGCGCGTCGAAGCTGCACAGCAGAAACTCACAGCCCAGGAGCTGGAGGCGTGGCACGATGAAGCGGAACAGGAGCACCTGCACCCGCCCAGGAAATAACCGACACACCACAAAAAGCACCACAAAACCCAGAACTACACCAGCCCCGGCGGATACCCATAGAACCAAAAAGGCGACGCTTTGGGTCTATCACAGATAGTCCAAAAGCGCCTACGCGGGAAAGTTTGGGGAAAACCTGGGGTTTTACTGGTGGCCCATCCGTGGTAAGCTGATAGCGTGGACAAGCAGGAACGCCGGGCAGAAATGCCCGGCGCTTTGTTGTTTGTGCGCCCTCCTATAACAGCGGCCAGGGTGAGCCATAACGCCCTGGCCTATATGTGAGGCGGGGGCCAGAGGAACCAGGAGGCGCGGATCATGCTGCTAAAATACTGCCGTTGTGGCGCTATCATACCAGCAGACCGCCAGCGCTGCGCGCGGTGCGAACAGCTGCACCAGAGCCGCCACACGGCATATAATGCCCAGTGTCGCAGCAAAGAAGCCGCAGCCTTTTATGTGTCCAGGGAATGGCGGACAATCCGCCCTGTAATTATATCTATATACGACGGGATAGATATATGGGCGTTTTACGAGTGCGACAAGCTGTTGGCCGCTGACGAAGTCCACCACGTCGAAGAACTGGACACAGCCTGGGATCGCCGCCTTGATCCCTTCAACCTGTTTCCTTTGGCCCACGCCTCACATACAGCGATCACGGCTGCATACAAGCGCAGCCCCGCCAGCATGAGGGCGACACAGCGCAAGCTGCTGGAGCTGCGAAAGCGCTACTTTGAGAGCGAGGGGGGCTATGAAAAAGTTTTGGAGCGGGCCGGATTAGTCGCCCCTCCCTAGACTTTGGAGAAAACTCCCCACCAAAAACTCCCCCAAGGGCGCTTTTGCGGGCGTCCATGCAACAAAAACACAAAAAGGAGGCCCCACACATGGCCGGAAAACGACAACCGACGGCCCTTGTGGTGGCGAAAGGCAAGAAGCATCTAACAAAGGCCGAAATCAAAGACCGAGAAAACCGGGAACTGATCGCAGCGGCGGACAATATCGCGCCGCCGTCATGGCTGAAACCAGACCAGAAGAAGCGGTTCAACACCCTGGCTGCAGAACTGCTGAAAATGGGCATTTTCGCAAACGTGGATTGCGAGGCTCTGGGCCGCCTGGTCGTGGCCGAGCAGCAGTATGTGCAGATCACCGAGGAACTGGACAAGCAGCCAATCACCTACAAGCGGAGAATCCCACGAAAGCCGACCCCGGCAGACAACCCGGACGAGATCATAGACGGGTTTATATGGGATGAGGCGCTGATAGTGAACCAGGAACGGAACGACCTGTTGAACCAGCAGGACAGAGCCTGGAAGCAGTGCAGACAAGGCGCTGCGGACTTTGGCCTGTCCGTCGCCCAGCGCTGCCGGATCGTGGCCCCCACCGCCAAGGAGGCCGCCAAAACAAACAAGTTTGAAAAATTCCGAAAGGAAAAGACCCCGGAGGAATGAAAAAGGCCGTAAAAGACCGCACAACACAGTATGCCCTGGACGTTTTGGCGGGCCGGATCGTGGCCGGGGAGCTTGTGCGGATGGCTTGCCAGCGTCACCTGGACGATCTGGAGCGCGCCAAGCTGGCCCCGTTCCGCTATTATTTCGACGTGGAAGCCGCAAACGACATACTGGAGTTTGCGGAAACCCTCACAATAGCAGAGGGCGAGGAACAGCAGCGCGTCCACCTCTACCCATTCCAGTGCTTTATCCTGGGCAGCCTCAACGGCTGGCGGATCAAAGGAAAGGGTCACAGACGCTTTAGAACCTCCTATGTACAGCTGGGCCGCCAGAACGGCAAGAGCTTTCTAAACGGCATACTGGCCGCTTATTATGGCAATTTCACGGCGTACCAGTGCCCACACATCTACTGCACGGCCACAAAACAAGACCAGGCCAATATCGTATTTGAAGAAGTCGCAAAGTTCATCCGCAGCGACGACGACCTAAACGAACTTTTCAAAATTCACGAGCACAACCACACTATAGATTGCTTGCTCACGCACGGAACAATCAAAGCAATTTCCGGCGATACAAAGAGCCTGGACGGCCACCGCCCCTATTTGGGGATCGTGGACGAATACCACGCACACCGCACAAACCAGATGTACAAACTACTGGAGGGCGGCATAAAAAAATTAAAATCTGCGCTTATTTCGGTAATCACCACGGCTGGTTTCGACCAAAAATCGCCCTGTTTTGCCCTGTATGAGCATTGCAAAGCCATTTTGCGCGGTGGGGCGTCCATTGACACACAATTCTGTTATATCGCAGAAATGGACGAAAAGGACGACCTCTGGACGCCGCAAAACTGGCTGAAAGCAAACCCCGCCCTAGCCTACGACCAGGACGCGCTGGAGAATCTGATCCCGATAGCCGACGCAGCCCGCCAGATGGGCGGCGAGGATTTGCGCGATTTTCTGGTAAAGCAGTTAAACAGATGGGTGCAATGGTCGAATCGCGTCTACATCCAGGACATGGAGAAGTGGCGCGCGTGCCGCAGCGACAGAACCCTGGCCGACTTTAAGGGCAGCCGCTGTTTTGTAGGGCTTGACCTGTCCAGCGGCGGCGACTTAACAACCGTCGTTATTCTGATCCCCTATCTGGTGGACGGGGTGCGCAAGTATTTTATCCATAGCCACAGCTTTATCCCGGCGCAGCGCCTCCAGCAGCACATCCAGAGCGACAACGCGCCCTACGACAAATGGGTGGAGGACGGCCTGGTAACAGTAACTCACACAATGGGCGGCATAAAAACCGACTATAAATATATTTTAACCTACCTATCCGTACTGGTAGACCTCTACGGCCTAAAAATCAGCATGGTGTGCTACGACCCGCACAACGCCAGCGCGTTTCTGTCCGATCTGGAGGCCCAGGGCTGGCCGTGCCTGGATATTATCCAGAGCGCCCGCAGTTTGTCCGACGCAACGGAAGATTTTCGTCTAGAAATCTACGCCGGGAATGTGGAGTATAACCGCGACGAGGAACTGCTGACCTGGAGCATTGCAAACGCCAAGACCATAGCGAACAACTACGGCGAGACAAAGATCGACAAGGAAATGCAGACCGAGCGCATAGACCCGGTGGACGCCATAATCGACGCCTGGAAAGTGGCAATGTGCGGCAACGACACCATAACGGGCGACGAGGCACTGGAGGCGTGGCTGGAAATGTACAACGAACACATAGCAAAAACGGGGACGACAAAATGAACTTTTTTCAATGGCTTATTAAAAGCATGACGGGGTATTTTTCCAGGGCTGCACCGCCTAGCCCAGAACCTCCGCAGCTGCCCGCCGTGGCTGCTGCGCCGGAGGAACAGTCGGAGACGATCACGGCCACGGCCAAGGACGTGCAGCCCGCACCCAGGGCGGCAAGCAACGGCTGGGAACACCTGGGCAGCACAAAGTTTTTGCAATGGCTGGGCCTGGGCAGAAACAAGCCGAAAGCCGTAGAGAATGTAACGTATTTTACCTGTCTCAAACTGCTGTCTGAAACTATGGCAAAAATGCCGATCAAGGTCTACACCTACGACGACGGCGGCCCGCTGGAGGTGAACCCCGCCGACGACAGGCTGGCCTACCTCCTGGACGTGCGGCCCAATCCACTTATGACGCCGACCACGTTCTGGACGGCGGTAGAAAACAACCGCAACCACTACGGCAACGCTTATGTGTATATCCGGCGTAAATTCCTGCGCCAGAAATACGGCGGACAGATTGAGCTGCAAGACCTATGGATCATGCCGTCCAGCTGCGTGCGCGTCGTAATCGACGACGCGGGCGTATTTGCTGGAGCTGGCCGCCTCTGGTACGTCTACTCCGACCAGTACACCGGGCAGCAATACGTTTTCAGCTCCGACGACGTGCTGCACTTTAAGACCTCCCACACCTTTAACGGCCTGGCGGGCGAAAGCGTCCAGGCGATCCTGGCCTCTACCGTCCAGGGACAGCAAGCATCCCAGGATTTTCTCAACGATTTGTACGAGAACGGGCTGACCGCCCGCGCCGTCCTGGAGTATACGGGCGATCTGTCCGAAAAAGGACAGAAAAAGCTGCGGGAATCTTTCGAGAAAATGGGAAACGGCCCGGCAAACGCTGGCCGCATCCTGCCTGTCCCGCTGGGCTTTAAGCTCACGCCTATGGACATAAAGCTGACCGACGCCCAGTATCTGGAGCTGAAAAAGTACGGCGCGCTGCAACTGGCCGCCGCCTTTGGCATTAAGCCAAACCAGCTGAACGACTACGAGCGCGGCAGCTATGCCAACAGTGAACAGCAGACAATCGCTTTCCAGGTCGAAACCATGCAGTACACGATCAAGCAGTACGAGGAAGAAATGGCCTATAAACTGCTGGACGGCCCGGCGGATCGCCGCCGCGTAAAGTTCAACGAAAAAGCCCTGCTGCGCACCGACAGCAAGACGCAAATGGAAATCTTGAAAACCGCCGTCGAGGGGTCGATCTACTCCCCCAATGAGGCCCGGCGCTATGTGGATAAGCGCGCCGCGCCTGGAGGCGATAAGCTGCTGGCGAACGGCGGCATGATCGCTCTGGAACAGATGGGCGCACAGTACGGCGTCGATAAAACCGAGAAAGGAGGCACAGAAAATGCCTAGATTTGACTTTGCCGCCCGCGACAGGGACGGAAAGCTGAAAAATTACGGCTACCTGGACATGGAAAACCAGGCAGACGGCCCGGCCACAATGACCTTTTACGGCGACATTGTAGCCACCGAGAGCTGGCCGGAGGATCGCGCGCCGCAGCAGATCGCGGACTTTTTGGCGTCGCTCGCCCAGGGCCAACAGATCAACCTGTATTTCAACAGCCCCGGCGGCGACGCCTACGCGGGCGTGGCAATGCACAACATTTTGTCCCGCTGGCAGGGCCGCAAGGTGGCCTACGTTGACGCAATCGCCGCCAGCGCGGCAACCATGCCGCTTATGGCGTGCGACGAAATCCACCTTGCAGCGGGCGCGGAGGTTATGATCCACGACCCCTGGGCCTGGACGGCGGGCAACGCCGCAGAGCTGCGCGAGGCTGCGGCCAGGCTGGACAAGGTGGGCGACCACTACGCGGATATTTACACAGCCCACGCAGCGGAGGGCGTGACCCGCGACCAGCTGCGCGAGGCCATGCGCGCGGAAACCTGGCTGGACGGCTCTAACATCGGCCAGTATTTCGACGTGATCGTGGACGAAACGGCAGCAGCCGCCCCGGCGGCCTCTGCATCCTACGCACGCTATAAGGCCACGCCGCCCGCACTGCTGGAAAAAGCAGACGCCACCAGACAGGCCCAGGAGGCCGCAGAAAGCGCCACCGCCAAGCGGGCGGAAAACAACACAGCCGACGCGGCGAAAGCCGCCCAGGCACAGCAGAGCCGCGCACAGGCCCTGCTGGCCGATCTTTACCTCTACGGAACCTAAAAAACAAAGCAAAGGAGTACACCATGAACGAAGAAATGCGCAAGAAACTGGCCGAAATCAACGCCACTAAAGCCGAGGTGCGGCAGCTGATCGCAGACGGCAAACTGGACGAGGCCGAGAGCAAAAAGGCAGAGCTGGACGCCCTCCAGCGCGCCTTTAACCTCCTGCTGTCTATGGAGGACGAGGACGAGGCCGCCGCCAAGGCCCAGGCAAAGAAGAAGCAGGAACTGCACGACGAGAAGCAGCCGCCGCTGACCTTTGCCCGGATCGGCCAGGCCGTCGTCAATGCCCTGGGCGCTGCCGTGAGCCGCCGCAAGATGGACGACACCGACCGCCAGATCATCCAGGATGCCATGAAAGAGAACAGCGACCCGGACGGCGGCCTCACTGTTCCCCAGGACATCCAGACCCGGATCAAGGAGCTGCGCCGCAGCGACGACAACCTGGAGCAGTACGTCAACGTCGAACCCGTCAAGACCATGAGCGGCTCCCGCGTCATCGAAAAAGAGGCCGACACCACCGCCTGGCCGGAAATCGACGAGAACGGCGAGTTTACCGAGGTTGACACGCCGCAGTTTGCAAAAATCGCCTACAAGATCACCAAAAAGGGCGGCAAAATGCTGTGCTCTCTGGAGCTGCTGGCCGACACCGCCGAGAACATCCTGGCGTACCTGATGAAGTGGATCGCCAAAAAGACCCGCGCAACCCGCAACGCTAAGATTTTGGCGTGCGTGGACAAGATCACCACGGGCAAAGAGGTGGCCGTCACCGACCTGGACAGCTTGAAAGACATTTTCAATGTCATGCTTGATCCGGCCATTACCGTGTCCAGCAGCGTGTGGACGAACCAGGACGGCTTTAACTGGCTGGACAAGCTCAAAGACAAGGACGGCAACTACGTCATGCAGCCCGACCCCACCAACAAAACCCGCCAGCTGCTGTTTGGCAAGTACACCGTCCACGTCCTCTCCAACAAGGTACTGAAAACTGCCGTTGACGCCAGCAAAAACACGAACAAGTACCCGCTGATCTGCGGCGATTTGTCCGAGGCCGTCACCCTGTTTGATCGTGAATTTATGACGATTGAAAGCTCCAAGGAAGCGGGCAGCGCATGGGACAAAGACCAGCTGGCCGTCAAGGTGCGTGACCGTTTCGACGTCCAGCCCGTGGACACCGACGCAATCATCAAGGGCCAGATCGCCGTCACTGTGGCGGGCTAAGGCAAAGGAGGGCGCAATCGGTGAAAGATGAAACAAAGGGCCTATTGCTGACACTGGCGAAAGCCTACGCCCGCATAGACTACACCGACGACGACGACGCCCTGCTGCCGCTGCTGATTGAGGCCACCGTCCAGAGCCAGGAGGAACTGATCCCCGGCTTTGACGCCGACAATATGACCGCCCGCCAGCGGCTGCTGGCGATTATGACGGTTAAGAACCTCTACGACAACCGGGAGAAGTACGGCACAGCACAGGATCGTCTGCGTGGGGCCGCGTCCTCCCTTTTGGTGTCGGAAATGTACGAGGACAAGGAGGCGACGGCCAGTGTATAGGCGCGTGCGTATTTTCGAGTGCGTCAACGGCGACGGCCCGCGCCGCAGCGAAAAAAAGACCCTAATCTGGACGCCCTGGGCAGATGTGCGAGACAACACCGCCCAGACCCGCGACCAGACCCAGGAAAGGCTCCAGGGGGGCGATCTCTCCCTGGAGCTGCGCCGCTGCGAAATGGCCGACACGATCCGCCGCCACCTGTTCCGGCATGACCGCGCCTACCGCGTGGAGCTGGACGGCGACGAGTACGAGGTGAAAACCGCCGATTTTACCCGAAACGACGGCGGCAAAATCCGCTTTACTGCGTCGTTTACGGCATAGTGTCAACAGTTGACACCCAGGAGGACGGCCCATGCAGATACAGCTGGACGGCGCGGCCATTAAGGAGCTGGTAGCAGCCCTGGAAGCGGCAGAGGGCGACGACGCCCGCGCCGCTGTGGACAAGCGTATAGTCAAGCGCGGCGCGGATATTGCAAAGCCGGACATGGCCCGGCGAATACCGCGCGCAGCCGATCACAAAAAATCGGGCAGCGCATGGTCTAAGCCCTCCGGCGGCCCGGCTGCCGACAACGTGCCGCAAGAAAACCCGAAAAAATCCGGCGACAGCTACGCGGCCAAGGTGGGCTGGACGCTGGACGACAACAGCGAATATTTTTACATGAAATTTGTAAACTGGGGCACGCTGAAAATGCCGCCCCGCGATTTTGTGGAGCCTACCGCCCAGGCCGTGGAGCCGCAGCTGCAAAAAATCGCGGAAGAAGAATACCAGGCAGAACTGGACAAGCGCCTGGGGAGGTTTGAATAATGGACGTTATCACAGCCGCCTACAAGGCCCTGGAGCCTATCACAGAGCGCGGCGTCAAAGTACAAGAGGGCTGGTACGACGAGCGCTACAAACGCCTCCACGTCACCCTCTGGCCCCTGGCGGAAACGCCGGAGGCTCACAGCGACGACGCGCTGGAAATCGAGACAGCCGGGCTACAGGTGACGATTTTCTCCACAGAGGAACAAGAAGCCCTGCGGGAAGAAATCAAACAGCTGCTAATCAACGCCGGGGCCTCCTACCAGGGAACCGACCAGCAGCAGACCCGGATCGAGGCGGGCGTCTATATCCGCCCGCTGCGTTTTCTCTTTTATGAAGAAAGGAGCCAAGAATGAGCGAACCCAAAACCACGGTGCGCCACCGCTATTGTGGCCTCCGCGACGTATATGTGGCGAAAGTCACCCAGAACGACACCGAGGGCTACACCGCAGGCACTCCCGTAAAGATGGCCCGCGCGATCAAGGCCAAAATCTCCGACAAATTCACGTCTGAAAAGCTGTACAGCGACGACGGCGTGGAGGGCATGCTCCAGGCGTATGAGGGTACGGACGTGGAGCTGGAAGTCAACACCCTGGCCGCAGCGGATCGCGCCGCCTTTTTCGGCCAGGCGTACCTCAACGGCTTTTTGCTCAAGTCCGCAGAGGATGAAGCGCCGGAGGTGGCCCTGGGCTACCGCGTGCGCCGCTTGAACGGCAAGTTTGATTTTGTTTGGATGTACTGCGGCAGATTTGCCCAGGGCAACGAGGAAAACTACGAAACCGAGGCCGCCAGCAAGACCGCCCAGACCAACACCGTAAAGGGTGAGTTTTACCAGCGCGAAAAAATGGACAAGGTGGACGGCAAAGACGTACACCGCTACGAGGTGCGCGTGGACGAATCCAACCTGGCAACAGAGGACACCGGGGCCGCTGCCGCGATCAAGGCGTGGTTCGGCAAGGTACAGGAGTACGCCGCCAGCGCGGCTGGCTAAAGCATAGGAGGGCGTAAAAAATGGCAAAGCGCAGCATTGTGGTAAATCAGAAACAGTATTTCCTGCCGGATCACATCGACACTCAGGCGAACCTGGATTATTGCGACGTACAGGACGCGCTGGACAGCGCGACGAATTACCGCCGCAAGCACTTTGAACAGATGGCCCAGGCCGTCTGTCATGTGTACGGCGATCAGTTTACCCTGGACGACGTGCTGGCCCCTGTATACGGGCTGGAACCGTCGCAAATTCTCACCGAGTTTGCGGCGCTGGAATTTTATGTGATGGAGCGCGTAAACAAGAGCGTGGAGACTATCACGGTAAATTTTACGAAAGAGGCTTGACCCCAGAGGTTGAGCTACAACGCGCGGGAGCTTGCAGCACAGCGGAAAACGTGACGGTGCTGCAAGCCCGCCTTTATTGTGACTATATGCGCCGGATCGAGGCGGCGAAAACCTCCGGCCAGGCAGTACGCGAAAATTTGCAGCTGCTGGCCGAATTTTTCAACACCTCCCGGCGGGTTATATACAGCGAAAGCGTGGACGACCTCCTGCTGGCAGCCAAAACGCTGCATTTTACTATGCAGCAGATCGTCCTGCCAAAATTTGCGGCTTTGTCGCCAGAGCCGCCGGAACCTATAGAAAAATCAATTTTTGACGACTACGACGCGGAACAGGACGCCCAGGCGGGCTATGTGGACGAAACCGCAGACCGCTGGCTGATCTGCAAGCAGAACGTCGAGGCGGTCACACGCCTGGCGATCCGCGTTCTGCGTGAAAGCTACACAGACGCGCAGCGCGAACCGCTGGGCCGTCTGCTGGAGTACGTCGCCTACGAGATCGAACACACCGAAAAATAGCGAGGTGAGCAAAGCATGAGCGCCGGGGCAAACGTCAAGGTATCGGCCAACAGCTCCACATACCAGCAAGCCCTCAAAGCGGCCCGCGACAGCACGAAAGAGCTTGCAAGCCAGTTCAGCCTGGCAAGCACCCAGGCCAAGCTGTTTGGCAGCACCACCGACCAGCTGAAAGCCAAGCAACAGGAACTAACCGCGAAAATCAAGGCCCAGAAAGAAATCACCAGCCTACACCACACAGAGGTGGAGCGCTTAACCAAAGTGCTGAGCGACCAGAAAGGCCGCCAGCAGGAGCTGGCCACGCAGCTGCAAACCACAAAAGCAGCCTACGAGGCAGAAAAAAAGGCCACGGGCGAGAACAGCGACAGCACCCAGGAGCTGGCAAAACAGGTGAAAGACCTGGAAAGCCAACAGAAAAAGCTGGACAGCCAGATCGGCAGTACCGAGGGCAAGCTCCAAAAGGCTACGATAGCCGAAAACAACAGCCAAAAAGCAACCCTGGAGCTGGAGAAAGCGCTGGAGGACACCAACAAAAAGCTGAAAGACGCCGCCCTGGACGAGTTTGCAAAAGGGCTTGACAAGGTAACGGACAAGCTGGAGAAAGCCCAGAAAGCGGCCAACGTCGTGTCCGGCGCTGCCGTGGCCGCTGGAACTGCTGCGATGGCTGCATGGGACGAGGTAGACAACGGCGCGGACAACGTGATAAAAGCCACGGGCGCGACGGGAGAGGCTGCCGAAGCCCTGGAACAGACCTATAAAAACGTGGCGTCCTCTTTTGCTGCGGACTTTGACACGATAGGCTCCACGCTGGGCGAGGTAAACACCCGCTTCGGCTACACGGACGAGGCCGCCGAGGCTTGCACAACTAAGTTTCTGAAATTTTCGGAAATCACGGGAACCGACGCTGTGCAGGCGGTGCAGCTGGTATCGCGCGCAATGGGCGACGCGGGCATAGAGGCGGACGACTACGGCACACTGTTGGATCAGCTGGCCGTGGCCGCCCAGGCGTCCGGCATCAGTGTTGACACCCTCACTTCCTACATAACGAAATACGGCGCGCCAATGCGTGCGCTGGGCTTTGATACGGCGTCCTCTATCGCTATTTTCTCCCAGTGGGAAAAATGCGGCGTGAACACCGAGATTGCGTTCTCTGGCATGAAAAAGGCGATCAGCACCTGGAGCGCAGAGGGCAAAGACGCCCGTGTGGAATTTCAGAAAACGCTGGACGAGATCGCGGCCTGTCCAGATATTGCCAGCGCCACAACGAAAGCCATTGAGGCTTTCGGAACTAAGGCTGGCCCAGACCTGGCCGACGCAATCCAGGGCGGGCGCTTTGAATACTCCCAGTTTTTGGACTTGATCGAAAGCAGCGCGGGAACGGTGGAAACCACCTACAACGGCGTGGCCGACAACGCCCAAAACGTGCAGATCGCCATGAACAACTTAAAACTGGCGGGCGCAGAGCTGGGCGACACAATCCAGGAGAGTGCCACCCCGGTTTTGGAGAAAGTAACCGAAATTCTGCGCGACGTGACACAGTGGCTGCAGAACGCCGACGACGACACAAAGCAGAACATAGTCACCGTCGGGCTACTGGTCGCCGCGCTGGCCCCTGCTACTGCTGGCCTCACGGCAATGGTTAAGGGCGTGCGCTCTGGCATTGACGCCTACAAGCTGATCCGCGACGGCATAGGCGCGGCAGCTGGCGCACTGACCGGGGAAACAGCCAAGAAAATTGCAGCAACGGCAGCCACCACGGCGCATACGGTAGCCACGGGCGCGGCCACGGTAGCCCAGAACGGGCTGGCGGCGGCCCAGGGCGCACTAAACGCTGTTATGGCTGCAAATCCTATTCTGTTGGTAGTGGCCGCCCTGGCGGCGCTGGGCGTGGGCCTGGTGCTGGCCTACAATAACTGCGAGGAATTTCGCGCGGGCGTGGACGCGGCCATAGGCAAGGCGAAAGAAGTATTTTCAAATTTTGCCCAGGGTGTGGGCGACGCAATCACAACCGCAAAACAGCACCTGGCCGACCTCAAAGAAAACTGCACCACAAAAATGCAGGAAATCGGCCAGACGATCAGCACGAAATGGAACGAGGCCAAACAGAAAACCACGGAAACCTGGCAGAACATCCAGCAGACTGTGGGAAACAAGCTCCAGAGCGTGCGCGCTGATACCCAGCAGAAACTGGAGAGCGTCAAGCAGACAATGGCAACCGCCCTGCAAAATATGCAGAGCAACACCCAGCAACGCCTGGCAGCGATCCAGCAAGCGTACAGCAGCCACGGCGGCGGCGTGCGCGGCGTGGTAGCGGCCTACATGACGGCGATCCGCCAGAACTACCAGAGCGCCTACGACGCTATAAACAGCATGACCGGGGGCCGCTTTGGCAATATCCTGGACACGATCCGCAGCCGGATGAACTCCGCCCGCGACGCGGTAAGCAACGCAATAAACCAGATCAAGGGCTTTTTCAATTTTTCGTGGAGCCTCCCGCACCTGGCAATGCCGCACCCGCGCGTAAGCGGTAACTTTTCCCTCAACCCGCCCAGTGTGCCGTCCTTTAGTATCGACTGGTACGCCACGGGCGGCATTATGAAGAACCCCACCGCCTTTGGCGTCAACGGCTCCCGCCTCATGGTAGGCGGCGAGGCTGGCGCGGAGGCGATCCTCCCTCTGGCCCCGTTCTACGCGCAGCTGGAGCAAATGCTGGACGACAAAGTAACCGCAGCGCTTAAAGCCATGCGTGTTGTGGTCTACGTCGAGAATAAGCTGGACGGCGACGACCTCACCGCAAAAGTGACCCCGCGCGTTTCCTCTGCCCTGGCCGACGAGGCGGAAAGGATCAGATAATGAAAATTAACGGCGAAAACCTGGCCCGCTACCGCACCACGCAGCTGACCGTCGCTTTCGGCCCGCCACAGGACGGCGCGGGCTATGAGTGGCCGGACGGTATGCTGGCCCCGATCAGTGACCCGGCGACGCAGAAATGTGGCACTTGCACGGTGGAGCTGGTGATCCGGGGCGACAACCGCAACGAAATAACGCACACCGCGTCCACGCTGCACGGCCTCTGTCTCCCTGGCCCCGTCGAGCTGGTGCTGGACGGTTACAAAGGCGTTTACAAAGGCTACCTGGTGAGCTTTGAGCCAGAGAAAACGATCACGCCGAAAGCCTATAAGGTCAAGGCAGTTTTCGAGGGCTGGCTCCAGGACACGCCCGTAAAGCTGGCCTACACGGGCCAGACCCAGGCGACGCTCCACCGCGTCGGCTCCCGCCCGGCAGCGTGCGTCCTCACGATCACGCCACGGGCAGACGTGGCCGCGCTCACTATGACAGGCTGGGGCGTCCATGATCTGGTCGTGAAAAATCTAAAATCCGGGCATAGTGTTGTTATTGACGGCACAACGGGACTAATTACCCAGGACGGGCAGAATAAAGCCCCAGACGTGACGCTCTGGGCGCTGCCCGCTATGGATTGCAAGCAGCGGACAATCACCTGGGACAGCGCAAACTGTGACGTAACGGTGGAATATACACCGCTATGGCTCTAAGAAAGGAGGCGGGCAGCTTTGCTGCTGGAACTGTACGACAGAAACCACAAGAAGCTGGCGAACCTCACGGGGATAAAATCGCCGCACATCCAGCGCACACTGGAGTACGGCGACGAAACACTGGATTTTTTCTACCCCACCAGCGGCCCCTGGCTGGCCCAACTCCTGGCAGAGTGCTACATCCACACGGATCGCCAGGAGTACGTCGTAAAGGCCGTGGAGAAAAGCAGCACCAGCGCCTGGCGCAAGGTGTCGTGCGCCCTCAACATCGAAGAACTGGAGGGCGCATCGTTTGAAGGTTTTGAAACCGTAGAGCAAACCGTCCAGGCTGCCGCAGAGTTTGCCCTGGAGGGGACGGGCTGGACGGTAGAGGCGGACGCCGACATAACCAAAAAGCGCACGATCCGCAAAGAGGACGACACCACGGCCTGGGAGGTCGTGAAGCAGATTGTAACCACCTACCGCCTGGAGCTGGAGATCGACGCCGTAAACAAGCGGCTGAAATTCCACACCCGGCGGGGCCGGGATCGCGGCGCATATTTTATCGAACGACTGAACCTCCGCAGCCTGGGCGTTAAAACGTCCAGCTATGGATTTTATACCCGCCTTATTCCCATAGGAAAAGACGGGCTGCACCTCTGGCGAGACGGCCAGAACTACATAGAAAACCACCAGTACAGTGACAAGGTTATAACGTCGATATGGCGCGACGAGCGCTACACGGTAACGGCTGCGCTGCTGGAGGACGCCCAGGCCAGGCTGGACGAGGCCAGCACCCCGGCCCGCGCTTATACTGCGGAACTGGTAGACCTGGCCGCCCAGAGCAATAAATACAACGCCCTGGCCTATGACCTGGGCGACGCCGTGCTGCTGGTGTCTGAAAAGGCCGACGAGCGCGAAAAGCAGCGCATAGTCAAGCTGGACGAATACCCGGACGACCCGCTGGCAAATAAGGCGGAACTCTCCAACGTCAAGCAGACATTCGCCCAGCTGCAAAAGACCGAGGCGGAAATGGCAACCGCCGACGCCGTGGCAATCGCCACAAAGCAAACCAAGAAAGTGCTGAAAGACGACTATCTCACAAAAAAAGAAACAGAGGTAAAGATCAGCGCCCTGGCGGAAAGCATAGAGCTGGAAGTCTCCAAAACCTACATGACCGTTGCAAACGGCCAGGCAGCAATCGACAAGGCCCTGGAGGCTGGCAAGCAGTACACTGACGGCAAGCTGACCGAGTACAGCACCACCGAGGAAACAAAAAGCCTTATTACTCAATCCGCCGAACAGATCACGCTGGAAGTTTCCAAAACCTACGCAACAACAGCCAACGTCGAGAAGTCACTGGACACCCTCCAGGCCGCCGCCAAGTCCGCCCAGGAGACGGCAGACAAGGCCAACAACGACGCGGCCGACGCCCAGGCCGCCGCCGATAAGGCAGCCGCAGACGCTGCCGCAGCCGCCGCAGAGGCCGACAAGGCCAAACAGGCCGCAGCGGACGCCGAGGCGAACGCCGCAGCCGACGCCCAGGAAAAGGCAAACGCAGCCCAGGCCGCCGCCGAAAAAGCCGCAGCAGCCGACGCCCAGGCGAAAGCCGCAGCAGCAGAGGCGGCAGCAAAAAAGGCAGCGGCAGAGGACGCCACCGCGAAAGCAAACGCGGCCCAAGAGGCTGCGAACAAGTACACGGACACGCAGCTGACGAAATACTCCACCACAGAGGAAATGAAAAGCGCGATCAACCAAAGCGCTACGGGCATTACTCTGGAGGTGTCGAAAACATACGCCACAAAAACGTCCGTGGAGGAATCCGTCGCAACCCTCCAGGCCGCCGCCAAGTCCGCCCAGGAGACGGCAGACAAGGCCAACAACGACGCAGCCGACGCCCAGGCCGCCGCCGATAAGGCAGCCGCAGACGCTGCCGCAGCCGCCGCAGAGGCCGACAAGGCCAAACGGGCCGCAGCGGACGCCGAGACGAACGCCGCAGCAGACGCCCAGGAAAAGGCAAACGCAGCCCAAGCCGCCGCCGAAAAAGCCGCAGCAGCCGACGCCCAGGCGAAAGCCGCAGCGGCAGAGGCGGCAGCCAAACAGGCAGCGGCGGCGGATGCCAAGAAAAAGGCGGATGCAGCCAAAAAGGAGGCACAGGACTACACCGACGGCAAGCTGACCGAGTACAGCACCACCGACGAAATGAAAAGCGCGATCAGCCAGACCGCTGAACAGATCACGCTGGAAGTTTCGGCGCAGCTGTCTGGCCGCAACCTCCTGCAATACCAGAATTTTGAGGACAAGACCATAGGGACAACGCACGTTTCCGCATCTGGCGGCGTGCTAACTATGGCGTTTTCGGCAAGCGAAACAGCAGTATTTAGCGCCCGGGAAATAGCCGACACGACACTGTGGAACCTGGCACGCGGAAGGTGCTTGACATTGTCCGGCTACTACAAAGTCATAAAGCCTTTTCAATCAGCCGCGGCGCGTCTGTCTGGAGTGTGGGCGTATAAATCTGGGGCGTCCCAAACACTGCACTTTAACCAGAACGCAGCGCTCAAACTGGACGAGGTGAGCGCCGACTGGATTTACTACGAAAAGACCTACTTCGACGAGCTATTGGACGAAGAACTGTCAAACCTGGGCATGATGTGCGAGATCACGCCAACAAAGGCGGAGACGGACGGCAAAATCCAGTGGAAAGACTGGAAGCTGAAAATCTCCACGCCAGTACAAAGCGGTAACATACGATCAAAGTTTGCGATGGACGCCAGCAGCGTGACAATAAACACTGGCCGTTTGACCTTTAACAGCAACACGATAGTAATTAACAGCACAAATTTTAAGTTAGACGCCTCCGGCAATGTGACAGCCAAGGGCGCGTTTGAATCCGGCGACGAGCAAAGCGGCGGCTACGCTTGCATAAAAAACGGCACGCTGGTACTGAAATATAACGGCGACACAAATCTGTATTTTACTACTACTATTTCTGGCGGCGGCTACGCAAATATGCACCTGTGCGGCCCTGGCGGCCAGGAGGCAATCGTCCTCCAGGCACGCCAAAAAGAGGGCAGCGGCATATTTCTGTTCGACAAGGACGCAAACCAAAAAACCGCCATAATGGGCAACGGCAGCGCAAGATTTGGCGGAAGCGTGGGCATAGGCGGCGACTTGTCACTACCAGATGATTATAACCATGTCTTATACCTGCGCCGCTCCAAGCTCCAGCCATGCAACGGCCAAAACTCACTTTATTGCGACTGGGTAAACGTGCGTGGCACTGATGGAAACAGCTACTGGGTGCTGGCTGGTTTCGGCAGCTACCGCGGAACTTAAAGGAGGAAAACAACATGAAAATTGGAATCAACCTTGCAGCGGCGACGCTGCGCCAGAACATCCACGACTTGATCCTGTCCAGTAACTGCCCGGCGGTGATCGTCCGCGCCACACTGGAGAACGAACTGCGCGCCGTCCAGGAATGGGAGGCCCAGGAGACGCAGAAAGAGCGGCAGCAGCTCCAGCAGGAGCTGGCAGCAGAAAAGGAAACCCAGAACACCCAGGCCCCGGCGGATCAGCCGGACGCCGCAACGGAACAGGAGGACTAAATGGCAAAGCTGCCCGTACTTATTACGCGAATTGACATTGACGCCGGGGCCGAGAGAAAAAACTATCTTGTACAAGCCAAACAGGGCGACAAGGCCACCCGCTTTGTTTCCGTGCTGATCGTCGAGGACGGCAAGGAGTACGCGCCGCCCGCAGACGCTGATCTGATCGCAAATTTCCAGAAACCCGACGGAAAATTTGCGTATAACGCCGCCAAAATCGACGACGGCAACCGCATTTTGGTGGAGCTGACAAACCAGGTGCTGGCCGTGTCCGGTGAGGTTGTCTGCGAGGTTGAAATCCGCGCAAAGGACAGCAGCCAGGTTTTGACCTCCTGCACGTTTACGGTCAAGGTAGGCCGCAGCAACCGCAACGAAAACGCGATCCTGTCCTCCAACGAAATGACCGCTTTCGACGCCAAGTGGGCCACGTTGAACTCCAGCATGGAGGAATACGCGACGGCGGAACGCCTCCGCGCTGAAGCTGAACAGAACCGCGCCGCCGCAGAGACTGCGCGCCAGAACGCGGAGACAACCCGCGACAGCAACGAAACAGCCAGAAAGAACGCGGAAACCTCCCGTGCAAGTGCGGAAACCTCCCGCACAAAGGCAGAAACGGCCCGCCAGGCAGCAGAGAGCAAACGGGAAACAAACACCCAGGCAGCAATCAAAAACGCCCAGGACGCCACAAACAAGGCCACAGAGGCCACGAAAAAGGCGGAGGCCGCTCTGGCCGACCAGGCAGAGCTGGAGCAAACCCTGGCGGACTGCGAGACGCTGAAAGGCCAGGCGGAAACCGCCGCCAGCAATGCCGCAGCCTCTAAGGCAGCGGCGGAGAAAGCCCAGAAACAGGCAGCAGCAAACCAGAGCGCCGCCCAGAACGCCCAGAAAGGCGCAGAACAGGCCCAGCAGACCGCAGCGGGCAATCAGACCGCCACAGAGCAACAGGCCGCCCTGGCCGCCCAGGAGCGCGTCAAGGCGGAGGCGGCAGCCAAAACCGCAGAGGGCTGGACGCCGGACGGCGCGGTGGACGCGATCTGGGCCGCACGCCTGGACGGCACAAACACCGCCGAAATTTTCCAGCAGTACGCCGCCGCGCTGATTGCACAGGGCGTAGACATTGACACAATCGTGCGCCGCTGGTTTACCCTGCTGTGGGATAACAACACCTACGGCACAAAGCTGTACAAGTTCGCCACCAGCGCCACGCCGGACGGCGAACTGATCCAGGCGTCCGCCGAACTGGGGGCAACGAAACCGGGCACGAACACCGCCGCAGCCGTTGACCCCTATTTCCCGCGCGGCGCGTTCTGGGCCGTAGAAGTGGCCTACGAGATCGAGAACAAGGAACCCGTCGTCAAGGCCGTGGCGGGCGTCAACGGCGTGGATCGTGAGACGCTGCTGTCCGGTAAGTTCGGCATGGTGGGCGTTGCCCAGAAAACAGGCTGGGTGTGCGACACCGCCGACGATAATTATTATTATCACTATTACCGCGCTGCGCCCGCCTATTTCCTGGCAGACGCCAACGCCTACAAGCCGCTGCCGGAGGGCGTGGCGGTGGACGGTAGCCTCCGCCCGTTCGTGATCCACGCTAAATACATGGCGGGCCGTGGCGCAGACGGAAAGCTCACCAGCGCGTCCGGCCTGGCAGTTGTAAACTTTATCAGCATGGACGGCCAGCGCGCAGAGTGGAAGAAGCGCGGCGCGGACTACTGCGGTATTTGCGGCTGCGATCTGGCGTTCCGTATGCGTATGTTCTGGGCCAAGTACGGCAAAAAGGGCAACTCCGGCACGCTGGAGGGGTGCAGCGGCTACAACTACCAGTACAAGGCCGCCGTGTCTGAAACTGGCGTGACCCGCGTTATTATGACCGCCGACCAGGCAAACTCCTACCTGGTAGGCAGCACCGTGTCCGTCGGTGACGTGGGGACGGGAACCTCCACGGATCGCGGCGTCGCCTCCATGCGTGCCAAGGCCGACAAGGTGCGCATTTTGAGCGTTGAGGACGTGACCGTGGACGGCACGGCCTACAAGGCGCTGAACCTGGACACGGAGACGCCGTTCGACACCGAGAAAGACAAGACCATAGTTTCGACCATGCCCTGGCACAGCGGCAGCTGCGACAATGTGCAGGGCGCGGACGGCAGCCCCACCAGCTGCACGTCCGGCAAGGAGCCTTTTATTATCCAGCTGCTGGAGTGCCAGCCGGGCGGCTATGCGATCAGCGCCGACCAGCTGACCGAGCAGGTGCTGACCGATACCGCCTACACACACAGGCTGGTATTTTTCCGCCAGGCGGCGCAGATCGCTACCTCCATTACAGCCGACGCTGTGCGCTCTCCTATTGTGCTGACGATGCCCACGACCCAGACGGGCCAGTGGATGTACGAGAAAGACGTGGAGATCGACGCAGACGGCAACATGTACCCCGTAGACGCCGGATCGGGCGCAAGCTCTACAAACGGCTACCGGGCTGCCGTCTTTGTGCCTGCCGCTGGCTCCCGCGTCCATGCGTGGTGGGCCTGGGCTCTTTTGCATGACTGGGGCGTTTGTGGCCTGTCGGGCGGTCTCGCGAACTTTTGGTCGGGCGCCGCGTACTGGCACGGCCTGTGTGGCGCTTGTGGCTCCGGGGCAAACAGGGGTGAATATGCCGGGGCCTGACCCGGCATAGAGGGGACAGCGTCCCCTTTTAGGGGTGTGCAGCGTGTCACCGGGCTGCCGTCTATGTGCCTACCGCTGGCTCCCGCGTCAATGCGTGGTGGGCCTGGGCTAATTTGAATAACTGGGGCAATTGTGGCCTGTCGGGCGGTAACGCGAACAATTGGACGGGCAACGCGAACTGGAACGGCCTGTGTGGCGCATTTGGTTAAATATTTTTTATATTGCGTTGTACACCGCGCCCGGCGAACAGCCGGGCCTGCGCCGCTACTATGGCGGCGTGAACCATGCGGAAAAATCCGCAAAAATTGAGTGGAACCGGCACGGGGCCAACCGTGAGGAAAAACACGGGCGACCCCGCGACGCGGAAAGACCGCGCCGGGGGCTAGTAGAATAGGCAAAAGCCGAAACCGAAAGTTCTTGCGCTCAACCAAAAGCAGACAAGGGGGCCGAAGTACGAAAACATATTGCAAAAAGATTGATATATCCGACCCCAAGCAGATAGAAAACTTTGTATTTGAGTGTTTCAGTGGGAGGTGGAAAGAAAACGGCTTTATAAATTTGCTGATCCGTTACGGCGGCATGACAAAGGAACAGGTACTGGCCGACGCAAAAGCCCAGGACTATAACAGGCTGATACCAGCAACAGCTGGCGTCGCTGCGGAGATCGCGCGCCGGATCAGAGCGCGGCGTCTGGCTCTGCGCCCACTGCGTACATTCCAGCGCCGCGACGGTCTAAGCGGCAAACTGCGCGATCTATGCCAGGCCACGGCCATGCAGCAGTGTATGGACTATGTGGCCGTGGGCGCACTGCGCGAACTATTCCACGCCAAAATCGGGCCGTTTCAATGCGCCAGCATACCGGGCCGGGGCCAAGGCTACGGCAAACGCCACCTGGAGAAATGGATAAGGCGAGACAAACAGGCGCGCCACGTCCGCAAGGGCGACATAAAGAAGTGCTACGCCAGCCTGTCCCCGGCTAAGGTCATGGAGCTATTGCAGCGCGACGCGCACAAAAATAAAACCCTGCTGTGGTTTGTGGGCGCTCTACTGGAGACACACAAGGAAGTCACAACCGGGCTGGCGATAGGCTCCTACCTGTCACAATGGCTATGTAACTACGCGCTGTCCTACCTCTGCCGCTACCTGGAGAGCCTGGAGAAAGTCCGGCGCAAGCGCAACGGCACAGCGCAGCGCCAGCGCGTTGTCCGGCATTGCCTGTTTTATATGGACGATTTTGTGATAATCGGAACGCGCGCCGCCGACATGGACAAGGCCATGAAACAGGCCACGATCTGGGCGGCGGAAAACCTGGGGATCACAATAAAGCCGGACTGGGGACAGATAGACCTAAAGGCCGGGGCCGTCGATATAATGGGCTTTGTGGTAGGATATAAGGGTACAAGAATCCGCCGCCGTATATACCGCAGAATCCGGCGGCAATTCCTGCGCGCAGCCCGAAATCTGCAAACACTGGGCTACATACCACACTGGCGCGCCCGCAAGATAAGCAGCTACAAGGGCTATTTCAAACACACGAATACCAGGACAGCCACACGGCGGCTCGACGCCTGGACGATCTGCAAAGCCGCGCAAAAATCAGTTAGCTATGTGGACAGAAAGGCCGCACAGCAAAGAAAGGAGTTAAAAGCAGCATGAAACAGACCGCATATTTCAGTGAGAAGCCGGACGTCGTAACCGTCTGCGTACTCCCCACCGGGGCCTCTGACGTGTGGCTGCGCCGCAACATCGTGGAGAAGCAGATCGCGGACACCACCGACGGCGAGGCCATGACCCAGTGGGAGTGTGAGGAAGTCTACGCCCGCCACGGCGAGAAACTGACCCCGGAGATCGTGCAGGAGCGTTTCGACGACTACTGGGCCGTGGGCGAGAACTGGCCGGAGGCAAGCCCCGATCAGCCCAGCGACCACGAGCGCCTGGTGGCCCTGGAGGCCGCAATGGTCGATATGCTCCTGGGCGGAGGTGACGACGACGATGTATAAATTTATCAAAATGCAGTATCGGCTGCGCGCGATCACCGAGACCCAAGTCTGGCAGATGGCCGACGCGGGCCGGATCACCGAGGCCCAGGCCCAGAAAATCACCGGGAAACCGCGCCCGGCCCAGGAAGCAAAGCAGGAAGCACAGGAGGCATAAATGAAAATTTACGGCATTGACGTGTCCCACCACCAGGGGGCGATCAACTGGCAGCGCACGGCCAGCGAACTGCGCCGCGTGAACGGCGGCAGCAATCCGGGCTTTGCCCTGCTGCGCGTGGGCTATTCCGCCCGCCACGGCAAGGGCGGACTGTACACGGACGGCCAGTTCCTGGCGAACGTCCAGGGCTGCGAGAAGTACGGCGTCCCGATGGGCGTATATTTCTACTGCTACGACAAGAGCGCAGCTGCAGCCCGTCTGACCGCGCAGCAGGTCGTCAAAATGCTGGCGGGCCACAAGTGGGACTACCCGATCTACTACGATGTGGAATATGAACCGTTTAACAAGAGCTGCGGAAAGGCCACCAACACGGCGATCATCCAGGCCGCGCTGGAAGTTCTGGAGGCTGCGGGCTACTATGCCGCCGTCTATTGCAGCCGGGACTTTTTCCTCAACTACACCAACCTGTCCGCGCTGTCTGGTTTTGATAAGTGGGAAGCCGCCTACACGGCCACCGACACCGCAGCAGTACAGAACGGCCTGTGGCAGTACAGCAGCAAAAATGCGCTGAAAATCGCGGGCTTTGGCAACAGCCTGGACTGTGATGTGAGCTATAAGGACTACCCGGCAATCATGCGCCAGGCGGGGCTGAACGGCTACGCAAAACAGGCGGCCAACACCAACACCCAGACACCCGCAGCACCCGCTGCAAGCCGCTACCAGTTCTCCCTGGGGCCTGTGTCCAGCGGCGACAAAGAACCCATTGAAATCGCATTGCTGCCGATTGTGCAGCACTTGAAACTGGAAAAGCTGTACAGCTGCCAGGCCGTCGAATAAAAGGAGGACAAGACAATGGCAAAGCGGATCATCGACTACTACAACCTTTTTGTGGGCGCATTTGTGACTATCGCCGCCGCGATCCTGGGCGAACACTGGTATTTATTCGCGGCGTTCCTGGCCCTCAACGTCGTGGACTGGCTCACGGGCTGGTACAAGGCCAACAAGCAGGGCGTCGAAAGCTCCAAGGTGGGCTTAAAGGGCGCGCTCAAAAAGCTGGGCTACTGGGCCGTCGTGGCCGTGGCCTTTGAGCTGGCGGGCTGCCTCCAGGCTCTTTGCGTTGATATGCTGGGCTTGCAGCTGGATTGGCTCCTGCTGCTGGGCTGGTGGGTGCTGGCCTCTCTGATCGTCAACGAGGCCCGCAGCATTTTGGAGAACCTGGTGGAAATGGGCTACGATGTGCCGGGCTTTTTGGTAAAGGGCCTGGCTGTCACACAGAAACTGATCGAAGCCAAGAACCCTGCCGCCAACCTCACCGACACCGAAAAGGAGGACTAAGCCGTGGCAACGTCGAAGAAAGAAAACGATCTGATCCAGGCCGCCGTGGCCGCGCGCCTGGCTGGTAAGGAGGTCGACGCCGACGACCTGGCCGCGCAGCTGCCGGAGGGCGTCGAGGCCGTGCCGGAGTACAGCGTGGAGGACAGCAAGGAGAAGCTGCTGGAAATCGCCGCGCAGCTGGGCGTCGAAATCAAAAAGACGGCCAGCAAGGCGCAGATCGTCGCCGCGCTGGACGCAGAGATCGCGGCTCATACCGTGGACGGCGAAACCGCCGACGCGCTGCTGGCCCAGAAACAGGCCCAGGAGGCCGCCGACACAGCGGACGACACCGAGGACGCCGACGACGAGAACGACGCCCAGGAGGCGGCACAGCCTGTGCAGGAGGGTGAAAAACTCCACGGCTATGTGCTGACGATCCACCACGGCTACACCAACCTGCGCCGCACCCCCACCAAAGACGACGACAACGTGGCCCAGCTGGTGGAGAGCGGCAAGCGTCTGGAGGTGGAGGCCCGCGTCCAGGGCGCGGACGGCCAGCCGTGGTTTAGGCTGCTGTCCGGCCTCTACATTGTGGACGACCCCGCCGTAACCTCCTACGGCGAAGTATAAACAACAAAGCCCAGGCTGTGCGCCTGGGCTTTTCTTATGCTAGCAAGCTCCGAGCGTTGAGAAAATAATATTTTTTATCTATTTTACATTGACAAAATATATTATTTGTGCTAATATATAGACACAGAAACAAACAAGCACACAACAGGAGGAAACAAAAAAATGACAAAGCCCATTGAACACGTTGGTTTTTTCTTTGAATCCCGCATTCCCGTTTACCTGCTTGGCGGTCATTACTACGCCGCGGACGGATGGAACGGCGAGGAATACCTCGACAGCTGGGAGTGTTCAGAGTTCAAGCACGGCACTGGCTACGGTGTCGTGCCCGGTTCGGGCTGCACCCTGCGCCCTGTCTACGCATGGCAGGCAGACGGCATTGACCTAGACCTCTTAGACGAATCTTCCGCAGATTTCGAGGACGCTATCCAGATTGTAGGCTTTGACATTGTTTGATCCCGAACGCAGGAGAATTCCACCATGAAAAAAATTATCAACGGCTCTCGCTACGATACAGAAACGGCAAAGCGCCTGGGACGGTGGGAAAGCGGGCCGGACATCCGGGACTTGTTACACTATTCCGAAACGCTGTACCGCACAAAGTCCGGTAAGTATTTCTTGCACGGCGAGGGCGGCCACGGTACTACATACGGGAACAGCCAGAACGGCGAACAAATTATACCAATAGCAGAGGACGCTGCCAAAGCGTGGGCAGAGGAACACATGGACGGCGACGACTACGAGGCAACCTTTGGAGCCGTTGGCGACGATATAACCCAGGTGGCCGCCTACCTAAACAGTAGTCTGCTGAATAAGTTGGACGCCTACAAAGTAGAGCATAATATGAGCCGAAACGAAATAATTATTGCTGCGCTGCGCGCCTATCTGTGACGCGCTTACAGCGAAACAACAAAGCCCAGGCGCACAGCCTGGGCTTTCCTCTACCTACTTATAACATTGTATTAAGCACACGCACCGGGCGGGCCCACCATCAACAGGTTGTGCCCACCCGCAGCGGCAACTTCCAGCGCGCGGCGGGCCTCCGCCTGGCCGCGCACATCCGCAAAATCGGGGCCAAGCCACTGCCCGGCGGCATCGTATCCTGTGCGGCTGGCGGGGCTGAGCTTTGCCTGCCCCGCCAGGTGGCGGATCACATCCGCAGCGCTGCGGGCGGGGTAAACTGTCAGCTGCTCGGCCACGGCGGCTTCGGCGGCGTTTTCGGCAGGAACAAACAGCTCGGTCACGCCCGCCTTTTGGGCGGCAAGGGCCATGGGCAGGGCACCGGCAATGGGGCGCAGTGTGCCATCCAGCCCAAGCTCACCCAAAAATGCCTGGTGCGGCTCTGGCTGTGGGATGTACTGCTGCGCCGCCAAAATGCCGATGAACACCGGCAGGTCATACAAACTGCCGGTCTTGCGCACATCGGCGGGGGCCAGGTTGACGGTAACATGGCTGGCGGGCCAGGGGCAGTTCAGGTTTTTGATGGCGCTGCGCACCCGCTCACTGCTTTCCTTCACGGCGGAATCCGGCAGGCCCACCATGGCAAATTTGGGCAGACCGCCGCTGATGTGGGTTTCCACGGTAACGGGGTAGCCATCCAGCCCCGTTACCCCCAGGCTGACAACGTGTGCATACATGGCGCAGCCAACTCCTTTTTTCAACAAATTGCGTACTTTGATTATTTTCAGTATATCCTGTTCCGCCCGCGGCGGCAAGCATATTTTTTGTGCCCAAAATCTGCCTTGACGCTGTAGGGTAAAAAACAGGCAAAGCCCCGGCAAAAGGCCGGAATTCCAGCTTTTTTTGATTGACAACGCAAACTAAAATTGATATATTTAATTTGAACAAGTGAATTTACCCAAAACTTTTACAGGGTAAGAAAGTGATGGTGTCCAAAATGTATAAAGAAATGTACAGCCGTTGGCTTGCTGCCAACCTGGATGACCCCGACCTGAAGCCGGAGCTGGAATCGATTCAGAACGATGACGCTGCCATTCAGGATCGTTTTGCCGTTGCCCTTAAGTTCGGCACTGCCGGTCTGCGCGGTGTGATCGGCGCCGGTACCAACCGCATGAACGTGTATGTTGTGCGCCAGGCTACCCAGGGCCTTGCCAACTGGGTCAAGACCCAGGGCGGCACCCAGACCGTTGCTATCAGCTATGACAGCCGCATCAAGAGCGATGTGTTTGCCAAGGCTGCTGCCGAAGTTCTGGCCGCCAACGGCGTAAAGGTGCGCATTTACAGCGCCCTGATGCCGGTTCCCGCACTGAGCTTTGCTACCCGGTATTATAACTGCAACGCCGGTATCATGGTAACGGCATCCCACAACCCGGCCAAGTACAACGGCTATAAGGCCTACGGCCCCGATGGCTGCCAGATGACCGATGAGGCCGCTGACATCGTGTACGCCGAAATCCAGAAGACCGACATCCTGACCGGTGCCAAAACCATGCCGTTTGCCGAGGGGCTGGAAAAGGGCATCATCGAATACGTTGGCGATGACTGCATCAACGCCCTGTACGAAGCAATCGAAGCCCGCTCCATCCGTCCCGGTATCTGCAAGACCGCCGGCCTGAAGCTGGTTTACAGCCCGCTGAACGGCTCCGGCCTGGTTCCGGTCACCCATGTTCTGCATGACATCGGCATTACCGATATCACCGTTGTGCCGGAACAGGAAAAGCCGGACGGCAATTTCCCCACCTGCCCGTACCCCAACCCCGAAATTTTCGAGGCTCTGCGCCTTGGCCTGGAACTGGCCGAAAAGTCTGGTGCAGACCTGATGCTGGCCACTGACCCCGATGCTGACCGCGTTGGCATTGCCGTTAAGTGCAAGGATGGCAGCTATGAGCTGCTTTCCGGCAACGAAGTCGGCGTTCTGCTGCTGGATTACATCTGCGCGGGCCGCATTGAGCAGGGGACCATGCCCAAAGACCCCGTCATGTGCAAGTCCATCGTGTCCACCCCGCTGGCGGACAAGGTGGCCGAGCATTACGGTGTTGAGTGCCGCAATGTGCTGACCGGCTTTAAGTGGATCGGCGATCAGATCGCCAAGCTGGAAGCTGCTGGTCAGGTTGACCGCTTCATCTTTGGCTTTGAGGAAAGCTATGGCTACCTGGCTGGTCCTTACGTCCGCGATAAGGATGCCATCATCGGCTCTATGCTGATTTGCGAAATGGCTGCTTATTATCGCGCAAAGGGCAGTTCCATCAAGGAAGAGCTGGAGCGCATTTACGCCGAGTATGGCCGCTACCTGAACAAGGTTGACAGCTTTGAGTTCCCGGGCCTGTCCGGCATGGACAAGATGGCGGGCATTATGTCCGGCCTGCGCGAGAACCCGCCCAAGGACTTTGGCGGTGACGCCGTTGTAAAGGTTGTGGACTATAAAAAGCCTGAAGAGACCGGTCTGCCCGCCGCCAACGTGCTGATCTACACCCTGGCATCCGGCTGCACCGTTGTGGTGCGCCCCTCCGGCACCGAGCCGAAGATCAAGACCTACTTTACCACCAAGGGCAAAGACCTGGCCGAAGCCGAAGCCAAGAAAGAAGAACTGGCCGCTGCCGTTAAGCCGCTGCTGGCATAATGTGATTCCATAGGTTTGGCGCTTTTGGTCCGTCTGCTGTAATACGCAGACGGCCTTTTTTGTATGCAGCCCCCTAGCCGCCGCAGTGAGGAAATAGCGCGCATTTTCAGGCTCCGCTTGGGGAATCACCCCTCAGTCACCTTCGGCGACAGCTCTCCTCGAAGGGGAGCCAAAGGCTTTGCGGAAAATTGTTGCGGCATCTGCTACAAGGCCACGGAACGGTCAGGACCGTTCCCTACAGAGCATTTTATTGTGTGCGGCCAACCCACAAACACCCAGGAGGGCAGGGGTACCCGACTCCGCCGGAAACTTACCGGAGCAGATACAAAAAACGTGTGATGTACTTTGCCCCACAGTAGGAGACGGCGTCCTGGACGTCCCGGATGGGCATATAAATGATTGCACTTTTGCTGGCAATTTGCCGCCGCAAAAGATTGCCCGCACTACTTGACAAAACACAAAAACTCTGGTAAAATACTCTAGCAATCGTTCAGAGGGCTGCTCCACACGCACAGGATGGCGTCTGCTGGTAGCCGAAATTCGAAGATTGTGATGAGCACATATATCAAGTATGGCTCCCTTTAGTCATGATCGAGAAAGAGGTGAAATGAAAATGAAGCAGGGTATTCATCCCAACTATGTGGATTGCACCATTACCTGCGCATGCGGCAACGTGATCCATACCCGCGATACCAAGCCGGAGATCCGCGTTGAAGTTTGCAGCAAGTGCCATCCCTTCTACACCGGCAAGCAGAAGCTGGTTGACACCGGCGGACGTGTTGAGCGCTTTAAGCGCCGCTACGCCAACAAGGCTGGCAAGTAATTGCATTAAGGTTTTGTATACCGCAGATGGCAACATCTGCGGTATTTTTTTCAAATACATCATCTTGCATCTCAAAGGAGAACCCCTATGCCGGACTATCAAACGATCCGCGGTATTTCCACCTTTGAATATGAAGAAAAGCGCTCCCGCTTTATTGCTTCCGCTGCGTTTGCCGATACCGAGGAAGCTGCCCTTGCCCACCTGAACCGCATCAAAGCGGCCAACCGCACCGCGCGGCATAATGTGTATGCCTATGTTCTGCGCGAGGGCGGCCGCACCCGCTACAGTGATGACGGCGAACCCGCCAAAACCGCCGGTACCCCTGTGCTGGAAGCCATCGGCCATGCGGGGCTTTCGGATGTGATCGTGGTGGTTACGCGGTACTTTGGCGGAGTTCTGCTGGGTACCGGCGGGCTGGTGCGGGCCTACACCGCGGCGGCATCCGGAGCCTTGCAGCAGGCGGAGATTGTCAGCATGCGGCTGGTGACGGATTGCGCCGTGACCGTGCCATACCCCAAGTTTGAACAGGCCCAGCGGATGATCGCAGCCGCCGGGGCCAAACTGCAGGAACCGGAGTATGCCGACGCTGTGACCCTGCGCTGGCGCATGCCTGCCGGAACCGAAGAAGCCCTGTGCCATGACCTGAGCGAGCTGACCCGCGGCAGTGCCGAAGTGACGATCAGCAAACCACTTTACGCAGCTTTTTGATGTTGCGCAGTCATTTCTGGCAAGAAAGCAGAATTTCCCATGAAATTTTTACATTTCATGCAAGTGTTTGGCGGCTTTTTATCGTATTTATAATATAGAGAGCCGTTTTTGGGCATGATATGCCCAACGGGGAACCGGATAGGGGAAAGGAGGCTGCGCCGTGACTGTGCGGGAAGAGACCCAGACAATTGAACGCCTGACCTTAAGCCCCTATGCCGCTTTAAGTGAGCAGAGCTTTGGCCGCCGCACCCCGGAACCAGAAGATGACCTGCGGACCTGCTACCAGCGTGACAGGGACAGAATTTTGCACTGTAAAAGTTTCCGGCGGTTGAAGCAGAAAACACAGGTGTTTCTTTCGCCGGAGGGCGACCACTACCGCACCCGGCTGACCCACACGCTGGAAGTCAGCCAGATTGCCCGAACCATTGCCCGCGCCCTGCGGCTGAATGAGGACCTGACCGAAGCCATTGCCCTGGGGCATGATCTTGGCCACACCCCATACGGCCACGCGGGGGAGCGCGCACTGAACCGGCTGTGCCCCGGCGGGTTTACCCACTACCGCCAAAGCCTGCGGGTGGTGGACTACCTGGAAAAGGACGGCAAGGGCCTGAACCTTTGCTGGGAGGTGCGCAACGGGATTATTACCCACACCAAAGGCGCCTGGGCCCGCACGATGGAAGGCTGTACCGTGCGCTATGCGGACCACATTGCCTTTTTGAACCATGATATTGAGGATGCCGTGGCCGCCGGTGTGCTGAACCCCGCCGCCCTGCCGCGGGATGCCGTGCAGGTGCTGGGAGATACCAAATCCCGGCGCATCACCACAATGATCACCGACCTTGTGGCAAACAGCGCAAACTGCAAAAATGGGAAAATGCAGTTTTCCCCCGAAGTGGAGGAGGCATACGGTGTGCTGAAAGACTTTATGTACAGCACGGTGTATGTGGACAAGGATGCCAAGCGCGAAGAGAAAAAAGTGGACAAGATGATCGAAGCGCTGTATGAGCGCCTTTGCGCGGACCCCACGCTGATGCCTAATTTTTATATGCAGGTGGCATATCACCAGGGAATGGACCGTGCCGTGGCGGATTATATTTCCGGCATGAGCGATGAATTTGCTACCCGCCTGTTTGAGGAGCTGTTTGTGCCGCAAAAGTGGCAGGTGCTATAAAATTGGCAGTATGTTAGAGCACTGCCGCCCGCCTCGAAGAGGCGCACATTGTGCGCCCGCTAACCTATAAATTATTACGATATATACGCGAAAGGAGGCCCGGAGCCCCATTGATCCCACAGGAATACATACAGGAAGTGGTTGCACGCAATGATATTACCGAAGTAATCGGCCAATATGTGCAGCTGCGTCATCGCGGGCGGACCTATACCGGGCTGTGCCCTTTCCATAACGAGAAAACCCCTTCGTTTACCGTCTACCCGGATACCCAAAGTTTTTACTGCTTTGGCTGCGGTGCGGCGGGGGATGTGATTAACTTTGTGCGCAAAATTTCCAACCTGGGCTATGTGGAAGCTGTTAAACAGCTGGCGGGCCGCGCCGGGATGCCCATGCCGGAGGAGGACGACCAGGAAAGCCGTTCCCGCTCCCGCCTGTTGGAGATCAACCGCAACGCCGCGCGCTATTTTTATGACCAGCTCAACGCCCCAACGCCGGAAGCCGCCATGGCCCGCCGCTACTGGCGCGAAAAACGCGGCCTTTCGGATGCGGCCATCCGCCGGTTTGGCTTGGGCTATGCACCGGAAGATTTTGTCGGCCTTCTGCACTACCTGCGCCACCGCGGCTTTACCGAGCCGGAATTGGAATCCTCCGGCCTTGTCAAGCGTAGCGCCAAGGGCAATCTGTATGATATCTTCCGCCACCGCGTGATGGTGCCCATCATTGATGTGCGGGGCAATATCATTGCGTTCGGCGGGCGCGTGATGGATGATTCCAAGCCGAAATACATCAACTCGCCAGAAACGATGGTCTACCACAAATCCCGCACGCTGTTTGCGCTGAATGTGGCAAAAAAATCAACGTCCAAGCGGTATATCCTCTGCGAAGGGTATATGGACGTCATCTCGATGCACGAAGCCGGGTTTGATACCGCTGTCTGTGCCTGCGGCACGGCTTTGACGCCGGAGCAGGTCAAGCTGCTGACGGAATACGCCGACGAAGTGGTGCTGAGCTATGACTCGGACGAAGCAGGCCAGAAGGCAACGGAGCGCAGTTTGGCGCTGTTTTCCGGTACCAATTTGCAGGTGCGGGTGCTGAACATCCCCGGTGCCAAGGACCCGGATGAATTTATCCGCACCTATGGCCGCGACCGGTTTGAAGCCGTGCTGGAAGGCACCGCAACCCCGCTGGAGTTCAAGCTGGCTAAGGCAGTGAAAAAATATGACCTGCGCAACGATGCCCAGCGCCTGCAATATGTGGATGAAGCCATCGGCATTCTGGCAGGCAGCGCGGTCAGCCCCACGGCGCGGGATGTGTATGCCGGGCGCATTGCGGAGCAGACCGGCATTGATAAAAAGGCTGTGTTGGTCCAGCTGGAAAGCGCCGTGCGCGGGGCCGGGCGCAGGGCGCGCCGCAAAGAGCAGAACGAACTTTCCCGCCAGGGGATTGCGGCGGATATCCGCGTGCCCTATGACCGCGGGGGCGAAGCTGCCCTGGGGGCCGCAAGCGCCGCCCGCCAGCTTGTGGCGGCTATGCTGCAGGATGCCGGCACCATCCCCTACATCCGGGAGCGGCTGAACCTTGGCATGGTGGTGCTGCCGGAAATGCAGCAGGCAATCAAGGCGATTTACGACTGCGCCGCCCGCGGCCAGCCCGCCAACGCCACGACTCTTTCCCCCTTGTTGGAGGAAAAAGCCTACAGCCAGGTGATGCTGGCCCAGGCCCAAAACGCCGATACCCGCCTGACCCGCCGGGATATTGATATGCTGCTGGATCGTTTGCAGACCGCAAACCCCGAAAGCGCCCAGGTAGCAGGCACCACAGACGATGAATTCCGGCAGAAATTTGCCGCCCTTGCCCGCAAAAAAGTGGGCGAACGCCCGCCGGAAGAATAATTTCCACCCGGCCAAAACCATGTTGTTTTATCCCGTTCCAGTAAGATGGGCAGAATAAAAACCAAAGGAGAAACTACTTATGGCAGAAAAGAAAGATTCGATTCGCAACCTGATTGAACAGGGCCGCCGTGCAGGCAAATTGACCAGCACCGAAATCAGTGACGCTATGGAAGAAAGCAGCCGTGTTATTGACGCGGAGCAGATGGAAAAGCTGTATGAAGAGCTGGAAAGCAACGGCATTGAAGTGGTGGATGATGACGCCGCTGATATGTCCGCTGTGGCCGATATGGGCGAGGAGGGGATGGATGACTTTGAGGATACCGTTACCTCGGACGGCATTACCATCGATGACCCCGTTAAGGTTTACCTGAAAGAGATCGGCCGCGTGCCCCTGCTGACCCCCGATGAGGAAGTGCAGCTGGCCCTGGATATCCAGAAAGGCGGCAAGGACGGCGAACGCGCCAAGCAGCGCCTGAGCGAAGCCAACCTGCGTCTGGTAGTTTCCATTGCAAAGCGCTATGTGGGCCGCGGCATGCAGTTCCTGGACCTGATCCAGGAAGGTAACCTGGGTCTGATCAAAGCGGTTGAAAAGTTTGACCATACCAAGGGCTTCAAGTTCTCCACCTATGCAACGTGGTGGATCCGCCAGGCCATCACCCGCGCCATTGCGGATCAGGCCCGCACCATCCGTATCCCTGTGCATATGGTGGAAACCATCAACAAGGTCAAAAAGGTTTCCAGCCAACTGCTGCACGAAAACGGCCATGAGCCCAGCGCCGAAGAAATTGCCGAGCGCCTGGATATGCCGGTGGACAAAGTGCGCGAGATTATGCGCGTGGCACAGGAACCCGTCAGCCTCGAAACCCCCATCGGTGAGGAGGAAGATAGCCACTTGGGCGACTTTATCCCCGATGAGGAAGCCCCTGTTCCCGCCGAAGCCGCCAGCCAGACCCTGTTGAAAGAGCAGCTGGCCGATGTGCTGAAAACCCTGACCCCGCGTGAAGAAAAGGTCCTGCGCCTGCGTTTTGGCCTGGAAGATGGCCGCCCCCGCACGCTGGAAGAGGTGGGCAAGGAGTTCAACGTTACCCGTGAACGTATCCGCCAGATCGAAGCAAAAGCCCTGCGCAAGCTGCGCCACCCCAGCCGCAGCAAAAAGCTGCGCGACTTCCTGGATTGATGCCGTGATTCTTATATAGAATAGAAATAGCAAATTAAAATCATCTGCACCCGTACTGCTGTTTGCCCGGCGGTGCGGGTGTATTTTTGTGTGCAGCAGGCATAAATGACAAAGCCACAGCATACGATTACCCTGATGATATAGGGGAGGGGATAACGATGTGTGGAATTGCCGGACAGATCAGCGCGGACCCAAATAAGATTGCAGCCAACTACCCAGCTTACTGCCGAATGCAGAAAAGCCTTGCACGCCGCGGGCCGGACCAGCGGGGAATATACCTGCACGGCCATGCGGCGCTGATCCATGCGCGGCTGGCTGTGGTGGATCTGGAAAACGGCTGCCAGCCCATGGTGCTGGATCAGGGCGGGGAGAAATACATTCTGGTGTACAACGGCGAGCTGTACAACACGCCGGAGCTGCACGCCCAGCTTGCGGCTCTGGGCCATCGCTTTGTAAGCCATTCCGATACTGAGGTTTTGTTACATGCTTTTGCCCAGTGGGGGCAAGACTGTCTGGAAAAGCTGAACGGTATTTTTGCATTTGCTGTGTGGCAGCAGCGGGCGCAAAAGCTCTTTCTGGCGCGGGACCGCATCGGGGTCAAGCCGCTGTTCTATGCCCTGCGCGGGGACAGCCTGATCTTTGCTTCCGAGCTGAAAACGCTGCTCTGCCACCCGGAGATCCCGCCGCAGGTGGATGCCCATGGGCTGGCCGATGTGCTGCTGCTCGGCCCCGGCCGCACGCCGGGGTGCGGGGTGTTCCGCAATGTGCAGGAATTGAAGCCCGGCTGCTGCGCAGAATACACTGTGCCACAGGTTGGCGCGCCGCGCCTCACCGTGCGCCGCTACTGGCAGCTGACCGACCACGAACACCCCGATGATTTTACCCACACCGCAGCCAAAGTGCGGGACCTGGTGATGGATGCCGTCACGCGGCAGCTGGTATCGGATGTGCCGGTGGCAACCTTCCTTTCCGGCGGGCTGGATTCCAGCCTGATTTCGGCAATCGCGGATTCCCACTTTACGGCGCGGGGCAAAACGCTGCAGACTTTCTCGGTCGGTTATCAGGATAACAAAAAGTACTTCCACGCCACCCATTTCCAGCCCAGCCCGGATGCGCCGTATATCCGCACCATGAACCAGTTCTTGAACGCGCAGCATACCTGGGTAACGCTGGACAGTGAAGCACTGGCCGCCGCCCTGCTGGAAGCGGTGGACGCCCGCGACCTGCCCGGTATGGCGGATGTGGACTCCTCGCTGCTGCTGTTCTGCCGTGAGATCCGTAAAACAGCCACCGTGGCACTTTCCGGCGAGTGCGCGGACGAGATATTTGGCGGTTACCCCTGGTACAGGGATAAGACCGTGCGGGAGCGGTATGGCTTCCCTTGGGCGCAGAGCACGGCATACAGGGTCAGCTTTTTTAAGCCGGAGGTGTTCGGCGGCATTGACCCGGCGGCGTATATTGATGAAGGCTACCGCGCCACGCTGGAGCAAACTTCCATCCGCCCCGGTCTGGATCCCCTGGAACAACGGATGCGCCAGATGTTTGCCCTGAACTTTAACTGGTTTATGCAGACCCTTTTGGACCGCAAGGACCGAATGAGTATGTACAGCGGGCTGGAAGTGCGCGTGCCGTTCTGCGATTACCGCATTGCGGAATACCTGTACAGCGTGCCGTGGGAATATAAGGATTACGAGGGCCACGAAAAAGGCCTGCTGCGCCAGGCGATGCAGGGCGTGCTGCCCACGGAAGTGTTGTGGCGAAAAAAGAGCCCTTACCCTAAAACGTGGAACCCGGCGTATTTGAACGCTGTCAGCGCCATGCTGCGCAGTGCGATGCAGGACCCGGATGCCCCGCTGCTGCGTATTGCCAAGAGGGCAGCGCTGGAACAGCTGTTGACCGCTGCCGAGACTGCGACCCCCTGGTATGGTCAGCTGATGACCACCCCGCAGACCATTGCCTGGTTTGTGCAGCTGAATTACTGGCTGCAAAAATACCGGGTGGAGCTGGTGTAAATACCCGTGTGGCGGGCCCGGCATCAAACGCATAACACCAAAAACAGACGAGTGCCCACCCTGCACACGGATAACGGCAGGAAGGGCACTTTTTGTTTGCAAAGCGTAAAAATCGGGAAAATGCAGAAAAAACGCAGGCTGCAACCCATACAAAAAACACACAAGGCAATTGGGCATTGTGCCAATTAGCGGCATTTCAAGGATTTGTCAAGTGGCAAAAGAAATGCAAAAATAGCACTTTGCCAAAAGAAATGTGACACGCGGCCGGGCGTTCAATTGTCCGATAAAAAAACACGCAAAATGCCAAAAGAACCCTTGACAATCAGCTTTTTGGCTGGTATACTGGCATAGTATCACAGAATGGAATAGAGCGCCCTAAAGGAATTTTGATTTTTTCGCGTTTTTTCAAACTTTGTTAAAAACGACGAATGTTCCAAGAAAATCATTGCTTCGGCGGAGCGCTTTTGCCAAAAACAAATCTGAACGGAATAGGAGTGGTCGCATTTTATGGTAAAGGTCAAGCCCGTACAAAACGGTCGAACCTCCAGAATGAGCTTTTCCCGCATCAACGAAGTGATTGGCATGCCCAACCTCATCGAGATCCAGAAAAACTCTTATAACTGGTTCCTGGACGAGGGCCTGCGCGAAGTGTTCCACGACATTGACGCGATCGAGGATTACACCGGGAATCTCTCGCTGGAATTTGTCGATTACCGTCTGGACAAGCACCCCAAATATACCATTAAAGAATGTAAAGAGCGTGACGCAACGTATGCTGCGCCGCTTTATGTCACTGCGCGCCTGTTGAACAAAAGCACCGGCGAAGTGAAGGAACAGGAAATTTTCATGGGCGATTTCCCGCTCATGACGGATTCCGGCACTTTCATCTCCAACGGTGCAGAACGTGTTATCGTCAGCCAGCTGGTTCGTTCGCCCGGCGTGTTCTATGCTTCCAGCAAGGACCGTACCGGCAAGGACCTTTTCACCGCAACCATGAACCCCAACCGCGGCGCATGGCTGGAATACGAAACCGATTCTTCCGATGTATATTATGTGCGCATTGATAAAAACCGCAAGCTGCCGGTTACTACCTTCCTGCGCGCACTGGGGCTTGGCACCGATGAGCAGATCCGCCAGTACTTCGGCGATTCTGAACCCAAAATCAACGCCACCCTGGAAAAGGATATCACCCATTCCACAGAGGAAGCCCTGCTGGAGTGCTACCGCAAGCTGCGCCCCGGCGAGCCGCCGACGGTGGAAAGCTCCCGCAGCCACATCAACCTGCTGTTCTTTGATCCGCGCCGTTACGACCTGGCTCGTTTTGGCCGCTTCAAGATGAACAACAAGCTGTGCCTGTCCCGCCGTATTGCGGGCTATAAGACTGCCGAGGACATCATTGCCCCGCTGACCGGCGAACTGCTGGCCGCTAAGGGCGAGCGCATCAGCCACGAAAAGGCTGTTGAAATTGATAACGCCGGTGTTTCCCGCGTTACTGTTATCGTGGAGCGCAAGGGCCAGGATCCGATCAATGTGATCGTGTTCTCCAACGGCTGTGTCGATGCCCAGAGTTTCTTCAGCTTTGACGTGAAGGAATGCGGCATCAACGAGCGCGCTTCCTTCGCCGAAATCCGTAAGATTCTGGATGCTACCTCCGATCCGGAAGAGCAGAAAGAACTGCTGACCAAGAATCATGATAAGCTCATCAGCCGCACCGTTACCGTTGACGATATCTTTGCTTCCGTCAACTACCTGCTGGGCCTTGACCATGGCATCGGCGTGACCGATGAAATTGACCACTTGGGCAACCGCCGCGTGCGCAGCGTTGGCGAATTGCTGCAGAACCAGTTCCGCATCGGCTTTGCCCGTATGGAGCGCGTTGTGCGCGAGCGCATGACCCTGCAGAACCAGGAATCCGGCGAGATCACCCCGCAGAGCCTGGTCAACATCCGCCCGGTCGTGGCTGCCATCCGTGAGTTCATCGGTTCCAGCCCACTGTCTCAGTTCATGGACCAGAACAACCCGCTGTCTGAGCTGACTCATAAGCGCCGTCTGTCCGCTTTGGGCCCCGGCGGTCTGTCCCGTGACCGCGCAGGCTTCGAAGTCCGCGACGTTCATTATACCCACTATGGCCGTCTGTGCCCGATTGAGACGCCCGAAGGTTCCAACATCGGTCTGATCTCCTATCTGGCATCTTTCGCCAAGATCAACAAGTACGGCTTCATTGAGGCACCTTACCGCCGCGTGAATAAAGAAACCGGCGTTGTTACCGATGAAGTTGTTTATATGCCCGCCGACGTTGAAGATGAATACATCGTGGCACAGGCCAACGAACCGCTGGACGAGAACAACTGCTTTGTCCGTCCCCGCGTTTCCGGCCGTCATCGCAACGACATTCAGGAATTTGCCCGTGAACAGGTCGATTTCATGGATGTCTCTCCGCGAATGATGGTTTCTGTGGCTACCGCCTGCATTCCCTTCCTGGAAAACGATGACTGTAACCGTGCTCTGATGGGCTCCAACATGCAGCGTCAGGCTGTGCCTCTGATGGTTACCCAGCGCTCTCTGGTTGCTACCGGCATGGAATACAAGGCTGCTACCGACTCCGGTGTCTGCGTGCTGGCTGCCCATGACGGCACCGTTGAAAGCGTTGACGCAGATAAGGTCGTTGTCCGTCTGGAAGATGGCTCCGCCGATACCTATGAACTGATTAAGTTTATGCGCTCCAACCAGGGAACCTGCGTCAACCAGCGCCCCGCCGTCTATGTGGGCGATGTTGTCAAGAAGGGCGACGTTCTGGCTGACGGCCCCGCCACCAAGGACGGCGAGATCTCTCTGGGCAAGAACGCTCTGATCGGCTTCATGACCTGGGAAGGCTACAACTATGAGGACGCTGTTCTGCTGAACGAAAAGCTGGTCCGCGAGGATATCTACACCTCTATCCACATTGAGGAGTACGAGAGCGAAGCCCGCGATACCAAGCTGGGACCTGAAGAGGTGACCCGTGATATCCCCAACGTCGGCGATGATTCCCTGAAGGATCTGGACGACCGCGGCATTATCCGCATCGGTGCCGAAGTCAAGACCGGCGACATTCTGGTTGGTAAGGTTACCCCGAAGGGTGAAACCGAACTGACCGCCGAAGAGCGCCTGCTGCGCGCCATCTTTGGCGAAAAGGCACGGGAAGTACGTGATACCTCCCTGCGCGTTCCCCACGGTGCTTACGGCATTGTTGTGGATGTTAAGGTCTTTACCCCCGAAAACTCTGACGAGCTGCAGCCCGGCGTGCGCACCTGCGTGCGCGTCTATATCGCCCAGAAGCGTAAGATCAGCGTTGGCGATAAGATGGCAGGCCGTCACGGCAACAAGGGTGTTGTTTCCCGCATTCTGCCGCAGGAGGACATGCCGTTCCTGCCTGACGGTACCCCGCTGGATATCGTGCTGAACCCCCTGGGCGTTCCTTCCCGTATGAACATCGGTCAGGTGCTGGAAGTCAACCTTGGCTATGTTGCCAAGGCCCTTGGCTGGCATGTGCAGACCCCCGTGTTCGATGGCGCACACGAATCCGATATCCGTGACTGCCTGGCCGAAGCCCGCGATAAGTGGCATGGCGACCATGCACCGGAATATCCCACCAAGCTGCCCCGCCTGATGGGCGATAAGGGCCACATCATTGATTTCAGCAAGATCGACCTGACCGATGACGGCAAGACCACCGTTTACGATGGCCGTACCGGCGAAAAGTTCCCCTCCAAGGTTACTGTCGGTTATATGTACTACCTCAAGCTGCATCACCTGGTTGATGATAAGATCCATGCCCGTTCCACCGGCCCGTACTCTCTGGTTACCCAGCAGCCTTTGGGCGGCAAGGCCCAGTTCGGCGGCCAGCGTTTCGGCGAAATGGAAGTTTGGGCTCTGGAAGCTTATGGCGCGGCTTACACCCTGCAGGAAATCCTGACTGTCAAGTCTGACGACGTTGTGGGCCGTGTCAAGACCTACGAAGCAATCGTCAAGGGCGAAGATGTGCCGAATCCGGGCATCCCCGAAAGCTTCCGCGTTATGCTGAAAGAACTGCAGAGCCTTGGCCTGGATATTGTTGTTCAGGATAAGGAAGGCAACGCTGTTGATATGCGTCAGGAATATGACGATGACGATGCCAACTTTGACAACAGCGATATCGGTGATAACGTTCTGCTGGAAAGCGAGCTGCAGGATGATTACAGTGTCAAGGATGCCGATGAAGGCTTTGACGACGACCTGGGCGATGAGGAGCCGGATGAAGCTTCTCTGGCACAGATCGAAGCCGACAATGGCGACGACCTGTTCGACGGTGAATGATCGGAATGCTGTTTACGTCACGATTAAATGAGAGGGTTCGCTGAATGGAAAATAAAGAGTTCGATTCTATCAAGATCGGCCTTGCTTCTCCCGACCAGATCCGTGCCTGGAGCTATGGCGAGGTCAAGAAACCTGAAACCATCAACTACCGCACCCTGAAGCCGGAGCGCGACGGCCTGTTCTGCGAGCGCATTTTTGGACCTACCAAGGACTGGGAATGCCACTGCGGCAAGTATAAGCGCATCCGCTATAAGGGCAAGATCTGCGATAAGTGCGGTGTCGAAGTTACCCGCGCTAAGGTCCGCCGCGAGCGCATGGGCCACATTGAGCTGGCTGCACCCGTTTCGCACATCTGGTATTTCAAGGGCATTCCCAGCCGCATTGGCCTGATGCTGGACATCGGCCCCCGCCAGCTGGACAAGGTGCTCTACTTTGCAAACTATATCGTTACCGATCCCGGCTTTACTCCGCTGGAGAAAAAGCAGCTCCTGACCGAACGCGAGTACAAGGAGATGCGGGAAAAGTACGAGGATACCTTTGAAGCCGGCATGGGCGCCGAAGCCGTCCAGAAGCTGCTGGCTGAGATCGACCTGGAAGCTCTGTCCGCAGAGCTGCATGAGGAACTGGAAAAGGCTACCGGCCAGAAGCGCGTCCGCCTGTTGAAACGCCTGGAGTGCGTTGATGCATTCCGCCTGTCCGGCCAGCGCCCGGAGTGGATGATCCTGAACGTTGTTCCGGTCATTCCGCCGGATATCCGCCCCATGGTCCAGCTGGATGGCGGCCGCTTTGCGACTTCCGACCTGAACGATCTGTACCGTCGCGTGATCAACCGCAACAACCGTCTGAAGCGCCTGCTGGAGCTGGGCGCTCCCGACATCATCGTGCGCAACGAAAAGCGCATGCTGCAGGAAGCAGTTGACGCCCTGATCGATAACGGCCGCCGCGGCCGCCCGGTCACTGGCCCCAACAACCGCGCCCTCAAGAGCCTTTCCGATATGCTGAAGGGCAAGCAGGGCCGCTTCCGCCAGAACCTGCTGGGCAAACGTGTTGACTACTCTGGCCGTTCCGTTATCGTTGTCGGCCCTGAGCTGAAGATGTACCAGTGCGGTCTGCCCAAAGAGATGGCTCTGGAGCTGTTCAAGCCCTTCGTTATGAAGGACCTGGTCCAGAAGGGCATCGCCTCCAACATCAAGGCTGCCCGCAAAAAGGTCGAGCGTGCTTCCACCGAGGTGTGGGACTCTCTCGAAACCGTCATCAAAGGCCATCCCGTTCTGCTGAACCGTGCACCTACCCTGCACCGCCTGGGCATTCAGGCATTTGAGCCCGTTCTGGTCGAAGGCCACGCCATCAAGCTGCACCCGCTGGTCTGCACCCCCTTCAACGCTGACTTCGACGGCGACCAGATGGCTGTCCATCTGCCGCTGTCCACCGAAGCACAGCGCGAAGCCAAGATGCTGATGCTGGCTTCCGGCAACCTGCTGAAGCCGTCTGACGGCGAACCCGTCACCGTGCCCACGCAGGATATGATCCTGGGCTCTTACTACCTGACCATGGTCAACCCCGAAGACCCCGGCCACGACAAGGTGTTCCGCGATGAGGACGAAGCCCTGATGGCTTACGCCGAGCATATCGTCACCCTGCAGGCTCCCGTTAAGGTGCGCCGCACCATGGACTTTGGCAACGGCCCCGAAACCGCCCTTGTCACCACCACTGTCGGCAAGATCATCTTCAACACCCCCATCCCGCAGGATCTGGGCTATGTGGATCGCACCGACCCCGAACATAAGTTCGATTACGAAGTCGATTTCCAGGTCACCAAGAAGAAGCTGCCCGACATCATCAGCCGCTGCCTGACAAAGCATGGCACCAAGCGCTGCGCTATCATGCTGGACCACATCAAGGCACAGGGCTATAAGTATTCCACCCTTTCCGCCATCACCGTTGCCGTGCCTGACGCTATCATCCCCGAAGAGAAGCCGGAGATCCTGGCTGCGGCTGACAAGAAGGTTGAAAAGGTCATGAAGAACTTCAACCGTGGTCTTATCTCTGATGAAGAGCGCTATAAGAACACCGTTGAGATCTGGCAGGCAGCTACCGAGGAAGTTTCCAACGCTCTGTCTACCAACCTGAAGACCCACCACCAGCGCAACCCCATCTATATGATGTCCGACTCTGGTGCTCGTGGTTCTATGGACCAGATCAAGCAGCTGGCCGGCATGCGCGGCCTGCTGGCTAACACCGCAGGTAAAACCCTGGAAATGCCTATCCGTGCAAACTACCGCGAAGGCCTGAACATCTTGGAGTACTTCATCTCTTCTCGAGGCGCTCGTAAAGGTTTGACCGATACCGCACTGCGTACGGCTGACTCTGGCTACCTGACCCGCCGTCTGGTTGACGTTTCTCAGGAAGTCATCATCCGCGAGGAAGACTGCCACGCTACCGAGGGTATCCTCGTCAGCGAGATCAGCGAAGGCAACGCTACCATCGAAAGCTTCTCCGAGCGTCTGATTGGCCGTTATGCTCTGCATGACGTGAAGGATCCCAAGACCGGCGAACTCATTGTGTCCAAGGACAAGATGATGGATATGTTCGACGCTGAAAAGATCAAAGCTGCCGGTATTACCGAGCTGGAGATCCGCAGCGTGATGACCTGCCGTGCTCACGTTGGCGTCTGTGCCCGCTGCTACGGCTCCAACATGTCCAACGGCCAGTGCGTTAAGGTCGGTGAATCCGTCGGTATCATTGCGGCACAGTCCATCGGCGAACCCGGTACTCAGCTGACCATGCGTACCTTCCATACTGGCGGTATCGCATCTGCTGAAGATATTACTCAGGGTCTTCCGCGTGTTGAAGAACTGTTCGAGAGCCGCCGCCCGAAGGCAATGGCTATCATGTCCGAGATCGCCGGTACCGTCCATATTGACGATACCAAGAAGAGCCGCCACGTTGAAGTGACCGGTGTTGACGATAACGGCGCACCGGTTACCAAGAGCTACCTGATCCCGTTCGGCCACCGCCTGAAGGTGATGGAGGGCGATGTGCTCGTCAAGGGCGCACTGTTGACCGAAGGCCATGCTTATCCGCAGGATATCCTGGCTGTCAAGGGCCGCATTGCTACCCAGAACTACCTGATCAGCGAAGTCCAGAAGGTTTACCGTCTGCAGGGCGTTGAAATCAACGATAAGCATATCGAAGTTATCGTCCGCCAGATGATGCGTAAGGTTCGCATTGACGATGCAGGTTCCAGCGAGTTCATCATGGGCAGCGTTGTCAACCGCCGCGATGTGATGATCGAGAACGAGAAGATTCAGGAACGCATTGATGCAGGCGAAACCGACCTGAAGCTGGTCCAGGCCAGTCAGATCCTGCTTGGTATCACCAAGTCCAGCCTGGCAACCGACAGCTTCCTGTCCGCTGCATCCTTCCAGGAAACCACCCGCGTTCTGACCGAAGCCGCCATCAAGGGCAAGGTTGACCCGCTGGCCGGTCTGAAGGAGAACGTCATCATCGGTAAGCTGATCCCCGCCGGAACCGGTTTGCCGGAGGTTGAAGAAGAGCTGGCTCGCGCCGAGGAAATCCGCGATGCCGAAGGCAGCGCTTACGACCACGCTGAAAAGTAAGACTTTTCTTATCTGATAAGCTTAGCCTGACAATAAAACATAACATCCCCCACAGCATTCTCCGCACGGGCAACTGCGAACGGAAAGGGTACTGTGGGGGATTTTTTATGCTGCTTTGCGGGGAATGAAACTGCTTATTGCGGAAAAGTGGCAGAAAAGTGATACAAAGTTGCTTGAAAATAGTAGTACAGCTGTGCTATGCTGTCCCCAAAGAAAGGGGAATAGCACCATGACATTGGGAGAGAAAATTGCATCCGCCCGGAAAGAAAAAGGCATGACCCAGGAAATGCTGGCAGAGCAGCTGGGGGTAACACGGCAGGCTGTGGCAAGGTGGGAAACAGGGAAAGCTCTGCCCGGCACAGCCAACCTGTTTATGCTCCGAGAACTGTTGGGTATCCCGCCGGAAGAGGCTGCTTTGGAAGAAAAGACAGAAACAAGAGAACCAGATGTACAGGAAAAGGCAGAAACGGCCGGAAGCCTGACAGCAAAACAAACGTGGGTACTGATTGCGGTAATGGCAATTTTGCTATGGCTTGCTCTGCAATTTGTTGGGCTTGGCGCGGCGATTGGATTGTTGATACTTCTGTTCATTTCAATAAGCGGACTCTTTTTTATAGCGGCGGGAAAAAGCGGCGCTGCAACGGCTGCAAAAGCAGCAGCAAGGCGGGTACTGTATTTAGCGGCAGCAACACTGCTGGCGGTACTTTTATGGTGCATTGCTTTTGTGGCATCTGCAAACTACCAAAGTACAGCGATGTGGAACGTACCACAAGATGTATGGCAGCAATACCCCACAGTTGCCGCATGGATGCAGCATTGTGAAACAATGGGCAGCGGTGTCTATATGCAGCAGGTGGATTTACCAGCAAGTCAGGGGGCCGCAACGGTATATCTTGTCTGCCGCAATGGCGTGACCAATGAACAGGCGGGAAAAATCACCCCCAATCCACTGCGGCTGCGCTTCTGGGTTACTTATCAGGCAGGGGAGAGCGAGCCCATGCTGGATGTGCTGACGTTTCAGGGAAATAAAGACTATCAGGTGTTTTTCAGAATCGGGAAAGACCAGTCTGATTGTATCTTTACGACAAATGAAAGTGAAGCGTTGGCAGGAGAAGTAAGAAGCCTGCTGGAAAGCCGGGCAAATGACAAATAAAGAAAGTTAGAGAAATGAGCCTGTGCAGGAACACTGTTTCTGCGCAGGCTTTTTGTTAAGGTAATACCGCACAATTCTAAGTGCCGATACGGCGAGCGAGGTGCGGCAGATGCTAAGCCAAAAGCGCAGATAATACTGGATGTCTTATCGAGCATTTTGGCAACGCAGATGCCGTGCCGCAGCCGCCGGAGCGGTGCTTAAGCCGTCAGGCGGGAATTGTGCGGTGTTGCCTTAAATAAAAACGGATTTGTTTTTTCTAACATTTGGTGTATAATACTTTTATACTGGGTTTGTCTGTGCAGGATGAATGGTGCCTGCATGGAGGGCAGGGGAGAACGCTTCCCTGACTGGCTCAGAAAGACACCATATAGAAATAGAAAAGGAGAATCCGCCATGTCGGAAGCATTGAAAGAACGCAAAGAGATGGACCCGCAGTACCAGTGGGACCTGACCAAAATGTACGCCAGCGATGCGGAATGGGAAAAGGCTTTTGCCGCCATTGACCCCAAAATTGAAGCTTTGGCTGCCTGGGAGGGCAAGCTGAACAACGCTGCCAGCATTCGTGAGTTTTATGATGCAGAAATCGGCGTGTTCCGTGAACTGGAAAACCTGGCTGTCTACACCAGCCTGCGTCTGAGCGAGGATACCCGTGCTGATGACGCCCAGAGCATGGATGCCCGCGCTACCGCCAAATATGTAAAGGCTGTCGGTACCATCGCCTATGCTCAGCCGGAAATCCTGGCACTGCCGCAGGAAACCCTGGATGCCATCATGGCTGACGAGCAGGTTGCCCCCTATCGTTTTGCTCTGGAAGACCTGCTGCGTGCAAAGCCTCACACCCTGACCGCCCCGGAAGAAAAGCTGCTGGCTGCTTTCGGTGAGGCATTCGGCACCCCGAAAAATGTTGCCGATAACCTGGAAGACGCCGACATGGTGTTCGATTCCGTCAAGGATGGCGAGGGCAACGATGTGGAGCTGACCGCTTCCAACTACATCCTGCTGCAAACCTCCAATGACCGCGTGCTGCGCAAGAATGCCTTTGAAAGCTACTACAAGAGCTTCCGCCAGCACATCAACACGCTGGCTGCCTCTTACTCCGGCGCTGTCAAGACCGCTGCCGCCGAAGCCTCCGTCCGTCATTATGAATCTTCCCGCGCCATGTCCATGGCAGGGGAGAACGTGCCCGGCCAGGTCTATGATAACCTGGTGGCTACTGTGCGCAAGCACCTGCCGGATATGTACCGCTATGTTGCTCTGCGCAAGCGCATCCTGGGTGTGGACGAGCTGCACTACTATGATGTGTACGCCCCGCTGACCAAGGGCGTCAGCGCCCATTACACCTATGACCAGGCCAAGCAGATGGTTCTGGATGCCGTTGCACCGCTGGGCGAAGAGTACGGCACCATCGTTCGCAAGGGCTTTGCCGAGCGCTGGATCGATGTGTTCCCCAACAAGGGCAAGAGCGGCGGCGCTTACTCCGGCGGCAGCTATGATTCCAACCCCTATATCATGTGCAACTTTACCGGTACGCTGGACAGCGTTTCCACCATTGCGCATGAGATGGGCCACAGCATGCACAGCTGGTTCAGCCGCCATACCCAGCCTGCCCAGTATGCCGACTATACCCTGTTTGTCGCAGAGGTCGCTTCCACCGTCAACGAGAACCTGCTCATTGAGCACCTGCTGGCAGAAAAGAACCAGGATCCCGCAACCCGCCTGGCCCTGCTGAATCAGTACCTCGAAAATTTCAAGGGAACCGTCTACCGCCAGACGATGTTTGCCGAGTTTGAGCGCGATGCCCACGCCATGGCCGAGCGCGGCGAAGCCCTGAATCCCGCCGCCCTGAACAATCTGTACAAGAAGCTCATTGTGGACTACTTTGGACCGGAGCTGGTTGTGGATGACGAAGTACAGTACGAGTGGGCACGCATCCCGCACTTCTACCGCCCGTTCTATGTTTATAAGTATGCAACCGGCTATTCCACTGCCGTGGCATTGTCCGAGGGCATCCTGAAGAACGGCGAACCGGCTGTTAAGAAGTACCTGGAGTTCCTGCACATGGGCGGCAGCGCTTACCCGCTGGATGAGCTGCGCCATGCCGGTGTGGACCTGACCACCCCCGCCCCGGTGGATGCTGCCCTGGATAAGTTCGGCCGCATTCTGGACGAAGCCGAAGCCTGCGTGGCACAGCTGGAAGCTGCAAAATAAGCAGGGGAAAGTCCTAGGGTGTATCTGAAAAATTCGAAAATTTAGTCTGTTTCTGCAAACACAGCGGGATTTTGCGTTAAAAAGCCTTGGAATCCGCAAAGGATTCCTATGGCTCTTTGCCTTAAATTCTGCTTGCGTTTGCGAAATATCCGTCATTTTCTTTGTTTTCAGATACACCTTAAGTGCAAAATTAGGGCAATACCGCATAATTCTAAGTGCCGATACGGCGAGCGAGGTGCGGCAGATGCCAAGCCAAAAGCGCAG